CAGTAGAAACTAAATCAATAGTTCCATCAGAATCTTGATAGGTAGCAGTAATATTAGTCTCGGTGTTACTTGAGAACATAGCACCTACTATATCTTGAATTTCTTCTGTGCTTAATCCAGCACCAGTTAATTGACTGGTTAAAGCAACAGTACCACTCGTATCGGGTAAAGTGATTGTTCTATCAGCCGTTGGGTCTGTAATAGTTAATGTAGTTTCATACGCATCAGCAGTAGCACCTTCAAATACTATTGCATTAGCAGCGTTCATTGTTACGGTATCAACAATGGTTTGTGTTCCTGTAACCTCAAAATTACCATGAACTTTAACTAAATTGTCTGTAGCACTAATAGTTAGCATATCTGTATGTGTGCCGTTTTTCTGTACGCTTAGGGATAATTTACCATCTTCTGTACCATCTGATGCATCTTCTATTGATGCTTTAACTCTACCATATGTCTTTATTGCAGCACTAGTAGCATCATTATCTCCTTGAAAACTAATTTGCCCAATAATGTCATCATCCTCAGGAGAGGCTGAACCTCTGTAAATATTTAAATTAGGGCCGCCGTGTTGGTCATTATCTGTATCAGAAAGTAATAGTGTTGGCCCTGTTCCACCATCATGTAATACAGTTAATTTTCCTTTGTTTGGAGCAGGAGAAGATGGGAAACTTTCATTTTCTTCTGCAATTAAAACTCCTCCTGTACCATCTGGTCTTAGGATAATATCCCTATTACTGCTAGTAGTTTTAATTTCATATGTTTGAACATCTAAATGCCCACCTAATTGTGGTGAAGTATCTTCAACAATATTGCTAAGACCTGTTGTTGCTCCAACAAGGTCTATTGTTCCATCTGAATTTTGATAAGTTGCAGTAATGTTTGTTTCTGTATTACCACTAAACATAGCCCCGACAATATCTTGAACTGCTGAAGTAGATAATTGAGTATCTGTTGATACAAAGTTTAGTTTTGCGTTGGTATCATCATAAGTAACAGCAATATTAGTTTCCGTTCCACCATCAACCATTGCACCTACTATATCCTGTATTGCTTCTATTGACCTCCATGTGTCAGTATCAATATAATTACCAGAATGAATATTAGTTGCGCCTTGGTTTGTTGTCCAATCTATTATTTCATTATCACTAATACCTAAATCGCTTCTTACTTGTGCAGCAGTTCTACCTTCAATAGATGTTCCATCAACCCTTAAGAAGTCATTATCTGCTACATTAGCATTAGCAACTAAAACATTTCCATCAGAAATACCAGATGCTAGTCCCTTTACAAATGCAAGATTAGTTACTTCTGAATCCATTAATGCTCCTGCGGCAGTAACATTAGTAGTATCAGTTACATCAGCAGATGCTTCAATAGCGTTTAATTTAGTGTGGTCTGCATCTGTAAATACGTTTGAGTCAGTAGCAGATTCTACTAATGTCCTTATTTCTGCGGCTGTTTGGTCAGCAGTAGCACTTGCTTCTATCGCATTTAATTTAGTATGGTCTGCGTCTGTGAAAACATTTGAATCGCTTGCTGCTTCAACGGCTGTTCTAATTTCAGCGTTACTTTGGTCAGCAGTAGCATTTGCTTCAATGCCATCTAATTTAGTAATTTGAGTTGCAGTTGCTAAACCAGTTTGTGAAGCAGTAGCATTTGGAATGGCTGATGTATATTGCACATTTGGTTTATTAAGAATTTTTGCATCACCACTTGAAGCATTCCAATCTGCTTGGACGTTAACTTCTGCACCATCAGCAGGTAATGTATTAGCCCAAAGTTTTCCTGAACCTACTACATTGCCCGAAGCAATTTCATTTAATATGTCTGTTACTTCTGCTCTTTTAAAGGTAGATGCGCTATTATCATAAACAATTAGTTTATCATTGGTAGAATCTGTTCCAGTTCCTAAATCAGTATAATCACCAATAGTAGGAGAAAGTTTAGCATTCCAAGTAGAAGCAGAAGAAACATAAGAATCAGCAACAGCAGTTCCTTGCCATGTACCTGTTGATATTGTGCCAACAGTAACTAGGCTTGTGTTACCAGCAGTAGGTGACTTCCCATCTATTTGTGTTTGAATAGCACTTGTTACCCCGTTTAGATATTGGAACTCAGTATTACTTATTGTTGCGTTTGCTATTTTTGTAGCAGAAATTCCCGCACCCGCTTTTATGTTTGCGTTTGCTAAATCAGTAATAGTATTGTTATCTGCATCAATAGTTTTATTAGTTAATGTTTGAGCAAGACTGTGTAATACAACGGTTCCTGTAGCATCAGGTAATGTAATTGTATTATTTTGGTCGGGGTCTTCTATCGTTAATGTTGTAGTCGTTCCATCTACTGAAGCCCCCTCAAAAACAACAGCATTAGCGGCATTCATAGTAACAGTATTAACTACTGTTTGAGTTCCTTGAACCGTTAGATTACCGCGAATGTCAACAGTAGTGTCGTTACCTGAATCTCCTATGTATAGTGTATCGCTAGAATCTAATGCTGCTAAGATTGCTTTAACGTTTGTTTCATCAGTTACATCTGCGCCGTCTTCTACGTTAATCATTGTTCTTAAGTTAGCAGGAGTTATTTCCTCTATGATTCCAGCACCAGATGAATCTCTTCCAAGTATTCTATTTGTTGCTGAAACATTTTGAATCTTAGCATAAGTAACTTGGTCATCAGCAATATGAGAGGTATCAATAGAACCATCTACTAATTCTGAAGAATCAACAGAATTGGCTGCTAACATTGTTGCTGTAACTGTTGCAGAATCTCCTGTAGTTACAACATTACCTGTAGTCGCAGGGAAAGTAATTGTTTGTCCACCTTTAGTTATAGTTCCATCATCGTTTATTCTTAGGTCTTCTGTAAAGTTAGAACCAAAGAAAGACATTGATTGAGAAGCCTTACCAATACCAAGGAATTGCACTTTTCTATCAACTGCTTTAGCAGCACTACCTTTAGCAATCTGAATTATTGCTATAGGTATATCTCCGGGTTTAGGTGAAGCAGTTTTAGAAGTTGTAGTTCCTAAAGCAGTTGCTCCTCTAAATTTAATTGTGTTTGCACTTTCTCCACTTTGGCTACCGTCTGCTATAACAATTGTTCCATACCAGTCATTTGCAGAGTTTACAGCCCAAGCAGGTTCTTGATTCGTAACTGCGCTTGCAGTAAGTAATTTACCATCTCTAAGATATTTAATTTCAGTTATGTTAAAACGAGTATATGTAGAGCCACCATTATTTTGTGTTATATCTCCTCCGTGTATAACAAATGATAAACCTGTTCCAATGTTTAAAGCATTGATTACACCAGAATGGAGTTTATCTGTTCCATCCTGTATATGCTCGGTATCATTGTTTCCACTTGTTCCATCAATAGCATTTGACAGAGTGGTGATAAACTTTGGATTTGTTGCCATTAGACGACCTCCAACCTAAAAGTGAAACTAATCGTTTCGTCTGCTGCTAAGGGGCCGATGCTATTAAATGTAACCCGGCTTAACATATCACCACCAGTTGATGCATTAAAGATACCAAGTTCTGAAATAGTATTGCTACCTAATTCCGAACCTGTGAAATCTACAGAGTAAATCAATATATTGCCTACAAGTTCTGGAGTAGCAGACTTACGAGTTGTTAACACGCTATGGTCTAAGGTGGTTTGAGATATAGAAGAAGAATCTGAACCATCACCAGCGTCAATATAAGTGAAAGCATTGACACTTTCGCCTTTAATCATTTTACCCAAAGCAATGCGACCAGCGTTTATTATCATAGTTTTATCTCCTTTGTTATTACTGTATCATTACCTGCGCCTATTGTTGAGATATGCCCTACTGATGTGTTCCATCCTACTAATGTTCCACCCGGAGTTGTTACTTGGTATTTCAATGAATTTTCTCTTAATAGAACTTCTTCAAATGAATAATGAACCTTAACAGCCTCACCGGAGTTTTTGCTGAATAATGTTCCAAAGCCTGTTTGTTGCTTTTGGCCTAGTTCAGATAGTCTCTCAGCGATAGTCTTATTAAAGGTTCCTACTGTAACAGTTGAAATTGCTGACATGACGTTTTCTATTTCAAACACCGTAAACTCTTCATTCTTAATTCCATGACTTTCAAATGTTAAAGTGACCAAATCCCCTGCTTGCATCAGTTCTGTTCCCTTTCTTTCCATTTTCAATGTTATTTTCTTAGCAGGAGAGTTATGAGTTGCTAGAAGTCTTTCTGCTTTTATTTTTGCTTCTCCTAGATTCTTAATGTTAGGGTCTACAACTCTCATAGTTTTAGTATTTCCCTTTAGTATTGGCACAGCAACTTCTGCTTTAACACTATCTCCTATTACCACTATCTTATTTGCCTTATCGAAGAGAGTCGTATTGTTTTCTATTTCTAACACAGTTCCTTCCTTATATGAAATATCAAACTTTCTTTTAGCATCATAGTTTTCTATTTGTTTTATTAACATTTTGTCATTAACAAATTGGTATTCTAATCCTTTCTTAGATGCTAATGAATTAACTGCACCGAAAACATCGTGTTCTGAAAACTTATTAGATAAAACTAGAGGTTTTCTATTATAGATTGTAATCTCATCATTTGCAGTAGGTTTGTAATTTACATCTGCTCCTCCGCTATCTAACTCTGCGAGTGTAATTGTATTAGTAGAAGTTGATGCTACTTCTCCTATGAACTTTCCATCTTGATTATATATGTCATCACCTGCTGTTAGATTAATAGCGTTGTTTTCTAATGTAATTGTTGTGCCTGTCGTGTTTTGAGAAACAATGTTTGTAGTATAAACTAAATCTTTACCACTTATATCTACATCTATGTCATTCTCTTCTAAAATTTCTTCTATTGCTGTCTCTGCATCTGTGCCCATAATAAATGTAGTTCCTATGTATGCTTTCTTTGCTCTATTTAGTTTAGGTTTAACGTGAGTTGTGACTGTAAATATTTCACCAAAGGATACTATTCCTTTACCGCTTAGTGTTCCAGAATAATCAAACCTTAAAGAAGTAGTGCTTTCAAATACTGTAATTGTTTTAACATCTGAAGTAATTCCGTCTGTGATATTACATTCCATGCTTTGTGCATTTGTGAATAGGGCTTTAGCATTAGTTAATGTTCTTCTATCTGCATATCCACTTCCGGTAATATTATCTACATCTAATAATAAATACATTGCAAATAGACCTTCTTCATATATTAAATCATCATTGCTTACAGAAGCAGTAGAGCCGCCTGAATCAGAATCTCCTAAACTATTTTCGCTTGATTCTGCTTCTCCGGTTATAAAATTCTGAGTAAGATATTCATATTTTAAACCAGTATCAAACATTTTATTTACTTCAAAAGAATCTGGAGTTTCTTCAAAAGTAGTTTCTGAGATTTTCATTAGCCTAAATGTCTTACCGTGATTTGTGGTATTTAAAGTAGTGTCCATTACTATAGTGTGGACAACATATGTTCCTGTATCATTATATGTGTGTGAAGTAATCTTACTAATAAATGTAGGTTCTCCTGTCAATTTATTTGTTGTAGTAGTTTGGTCAAAAGCATCTTTATCTGGTAGTGTTATATTAGTTCCTACTAATTTATCTGATACTAGATAATATCCTTTTAGGTTTGGAACATAGTCTATCCATGAATTAATACAAGAAGAATTTAAAGTAATAGTGAATGTTTTAGAATTTAAAGAGCCTGAACCAAAATCTATCTTGGGTTTAAACAATGCTTGTGCTTGGAATATATCTCCGTTTTTCTGGTCGTAATTACCAAGGCCAAGCGCACCGTTATAGGAGTGTCTATTTTCTCTATCTCCGTAGTTCGCAGCATCGCTTCTGCAACTGTCTTCTCCTAAGAAGTGCTTGCGTGTCTTTGTTCCTAATAGAGCCATGTCTGGGTCTGATAACTGATTGACTCTCAAAACCCTGCTATGTTGGTCTATATTCTCATTTCCTAAAGACCCCAGAGTTCCGAGGCTATCTGCCCATGTGTGCTGCATAGAACCAGCATCAGCGTCAATGTCTATTACAGCACTTGTTGGAAGTGTAAATGCTTTATTAGCATCTCTTTGTTTAGTTACTTTTTTCATATCTTTAAATATTACATTGCAGCCTTCATATAAATGTGTATTGTTGTGTGTTTTGTATTGTTCCCCATCTGAATTGCTACCAAAGGTTTGCCTTGTAATAGCATTCACTACCCTAGAAGGATGATAATATACTTCGCTGTTATTACCTGTCCAATCTTTTGCTTGGTGAAATGCTGAAACTTGTCCTCTATCATCACTTGCACTCCAGTCGTTCCCACTTCCTAGTCCGTCTATTGATTCTCCAATTAAAGGAACCCATAAATTGTGTGCATCCATTGAATCACTACTACTATCTCCTTTTAGCAAATGATGTCTAATATAATCTCTTTTTAGGAAAGGTATAGCAAGATATACGTTTGGCATATATAAACCATTAGTAATTCCTAAGTCATTTAATCCCCATTCGCCTTCAGGTTCTGACATCATACTGAATACCTTTGGTCTAACAATGTATATCTTATCATTAGTAGCATCATTTTCATCGTCCCAAAACAATTTTATGTCTTTAGTCGTGTCGCTATTATGTATTGTTAATGTAGAATCATTTGAGATTGTTTTATGTGCTATTCCTAGAACAGTTCCGTCTTTGCCTCTATAAATAGTATCGCCTGCTATTAAAGAAATTGAGGTGTTTGTATCACCAGCATCGTTTCTAATTACTAGAGTTCCGTTATTTGCACTAACAACGGAGTCAAAATTCACAGATAGGTTATTATATAACATCTTCATTCTAGGATATTTTATGCTTTCTAAGACTGGTAATTTAGAAGTTGTAGGTAAAGTCTCATAATTTACAGGATTGAAATGCCAATCGAAAGTGGCTTCTACCAAACGCATTACTCCGAATCTTTTCATATTTGCGGGAGTAATAGAAGCAGATTTAATTGTCATTGTATCGTAGTCTGAATCTCTTTGTCGGGTAGAAGGTGTTGAACCTGTATAGTTTGTATGGGAAATACTACCACCAGAAGTGCCTTCATCTTCTAACATTAAACCAAAAGACGTAAATTCATGAGCATCTGCGGCATAGGCTATATTATTATGTCGAAGTTTAGAATCAATGTGTATATCTCCAAGCCCTAGAATTTCATAGTTTTTAGCCCTATAGTCGATGTTTTCTAATTGTTCTACTAAGTGTCCACCTGATGTATGAATACCTACTCCTGTACCTGTGGGGTATTGAGTTGGAGGCTTTCTTGAAGTTGCCATTCCTAAAAAGCCACTTGTCCAAAAATTAGAACTTCTTGCTGGATACTGTGAGTTTGTTATATCATCAGCAGTTACAATCGCAGTAGGAGAACCCGCATAATTTACCTTATATGCTGAACAATAGCCCTGTAGATTCTGTTTACTGGCTGCATCGTTATAAACGCTATCATATGTTTGGTTTATAGTTCCTGCCTTAAACTTGTTTAATGCAGTATATCTAAAAATACTGTCTCCAAAGTAATAATTAGTGTCTAATGTGCTAGATAGTTTATGTAAGAATCCTCCTTTAGGAATACTACTATTTACTAAATATATACCAGTTGTTCCTGTTCCTCCCCCTAATGCAGTATCAGAAGTATTTTCTTCTATACTACCTAATACTAATGGGAACGTAGGTGCTAATGAAATTACGGAGTTAGATTCATCTTTAGTATTTATTCCTGTAATAGTATATGGACTAACGCTAGATGTTGTTTGCATGGGGTTGATAGTTCTACCTGCTTGAGTTTCATGTGCTAATTTAAAGGCAAAACAAGAATCTTTTCCTCTTGTTATTCCTTTAATGCTTGTAATGTCATATCCTAAACTTTCATCTGACGAGTAACTTCCAGTAGCAGAAGAATATAATAGGTCACTTTTAGTATTTGTTGTCCCAGAATAAAGATTCTTTATGCCTGTAACAAAATTACATCCATTATTTCCTAAGTGTGCATAGTCTGTTGGATATACTGTATCTTGTATGTTAGACCCTAATGCTTTAGTCCCAGTAAGATAACCTTGTGTCCCTCCTAATCTATGAAACTTTAACGCCCTGCTGCCATTAGTAATTGTAGTTCTATTATTATGTGTAAAGACTATGACAGTAGTTCCAGAATTGTCTGTAACAGTAGATACTTCACCAAGATACTTATTGTTATAGAATATTAAGTCATGTTTATTTAGTTCTTGTAATGAATCAAGAGAATCGCTTAATGTTATTCCATTTGTTTGAACTGAGTTAACAGTATAAGTAGCGTCTAATAAATCTGTAAAGTCTATTATAGGGTTTAAAGAAGAATATACAATATCATTCGTTCGTTCCAAATTTTTATTAATACTATTATCTAATAGAGCAGAAATTTTATCCCTGCCTGTAATAGTATAAACTATATTACCATGTTCATTCCTTGAAGATATATCTTCTACACTCCCTATAAATGATGTTTCTTCCATAGAATAGTTGCCTTCCATATAATATAAGAAAGAAATATTATTAGAAGGAATATAAAACTTCTTGGTAGGGTTTCTTAATTTAATGTGTCCATTAATAGAATCCCCATAGTCTACTGGTATGTTGTGTCCATAGAATTGCTTATTCAAAAACACTATCTTATTATCATATAGTCTAGTCTTTGTTTTTGTAACTGTTTTACCATTTATGGTAAGTCTTGCTAATGAATTAGAACTGTATACTCCTTCAGTATCTATTGGCATTGCTCCTGTTAAACCTCCATTCCAAGCACGAACAAATACATTCTTATTAGATACCGATGGTAATGTCCCAATGGCCTCCCATGTTCCTCCAATTAATGTTTTCTTTTTATCTACAGTAACGGCTTGAGTCCTTAAACTATCAGAAGGGGCCGCTACTGAGGCAACCCTATAGAATATATCATTAAATCTTATTATGTCACCAGCAGATAAGAAAGAATCGTTTCTAGCATCAAATCCTTCTCTCACTTGTTGTAAAACAATAGTTTGACCAGAAGTAGTTTCTGTAGATGCTAAATATGGCAACTCATATTCAGACAAACTTCCTCTATGTAAAGATGTGCTAATAGTAAATTTATCATCTTCTTTCATTTTAAGGTGCTTTACACCAGACTCATCTACTGAGGTAACAGTTGCTGATTGAGTTATTCTATTCTGAGGACTATTTAAACTGGTAGGGGATATAATATTAGTCACACCGTTGTTTCTGTTTTTAGAGTCTTTAAAGTATAAGTATCTACTAGGCCCAGACAAGTCTCCTGTAATTAATTTATATGTTCCTGCTGGATTATAACTAGAATGTTCTGATGTTCTATCAGATGCGTTTCTAGTGTAGTTTCTAAAAGTATTTACCCACTCAGAAGGATTAATAGTATATGTAGTGTTTCTATCTATTTCATTCCCCGCTTCATCTTTAACTTCAGTATTATCAACTAAAATACCATGATGGTTTTTACTTCCTAAGTCTCTTACTCTAGCCCCATATTTCTTTTCTGTTTTAAACACGGCATGGTGTATCGTCCTGCCATAGTAAAGATAATTAGAAGTTCCACTAATTGTACCGAAATTATATCTTATTTGGTCTAAGGTGACAGTATTGGCACTATTATCATAACTAGTAACTATTCCTCCATGATGATATTCTCCACCACCATATCCCCATAGGCTTTGTCCTATATCATTAATTGTAAAATCATAGTTGCCCAAAGTAGTTAGTGTTTTGTTTGTAGTCCAAGAAGCATTTGCGTTTCCACTATTATATCCTTTTTCATTTGTATGATATTTAGTCCAATCTTTAAACCACCTGCAATTAGTTAATAGATATTTTGTTCCATAATCTAGTTGATTTTTAGTTTCTAATCTATCCTCATAAAAGTACCATGTTGGTTTTGAAACAGAACAGAAACCATCATACTTTTCTAGGGCTGTGTTAACTTCTGTATCTCCTCTAAGACCATATGAAACAGCAACAACATTTGTATTAGTTACTGCTGGCCCTTTGTAAACTTCAAAGTTAGTTCCTTCTGAAATAGAAGTAGGATATTTTGGTTCAAATTCAAACCCATCCCCATATTCATCATAAGTTATTATTTGTTTAATCTTAGCAAAGTGAGGTCTAATACTAGGAGAAGTATCATCTGAAATTTCTGGGTTAATTAATACAAAGTAATCATAATTATCTAAGTCTAAACCCGATTCTGGTGCGCTACTGCCACCAACCTTTTGTCCGGTGGTGGCTTGTAGCCCATCATAGCATCTTAATTTATGCGATTGGGTATCTTGTTTATTAGTTACATAATTAGCCAAAGTATTAGGATTACTAGAAGGTAAAATCCTATTTACGATTCTATCATATTCATGATTAGAAATATCAGGTTCTGCTGTAGAACCTACATCGGTAGGAGCCTTTCTTATTTCAAAGAAATTAGCAGATGCACCTGCATACTTAGTGCCTAAAGAATGAGTAGTTCCTCCTCCGGGATTATAAGTGGCTGCTGGATTATGTAATGTAGGGTTAACTGATACATTTTTAAATGCAAAATCAGGCTTCCATCTATTAGCCCAAGTATAGTTAAAACTATGCGTATTTAATGTGCCAACATTCAAAGGGTAAATATAATTTGCTGGCATTATTCATCAAACCTATAATAGAAGATAATATCACTTAGTCCCGGAGATAAAGTAGTTGAAGTAATAGAAGGATTTATCCTGTTTGACATTGCTATTTCATACAATTCACCATAAAACTGTGTAGTATTACTTGTGCTTTGCCCTATTTTACAATCTGAAGCATCAAATTCAAATTTATAATTGTTTGCATTAGCATCAAGTATAGATACAGTTGCTGACTTTTGTAAAGAATTATTTAAAAATAGTTCTACTTTCCCTGTAGTATCATTATATGTCAAAGTAATTTTATACACCGAGTCTAAATATAATGCCTCTCTAGGTTGTGATGCATATAATGTAGTAGTAACATTGCTTGGTTGAGAACTCATTGCTAATACATCACCTGTAATAGATGAAACAGTTCCTACTGTTTCGCCATTTGAATTATAAATTGTTTCACCAACACCAATATTAGCAGCCTCTCCGCTTTGTAACGTAATGTTAGCAGTATTCAGCGTTTGCCATGCTTGAGTTGTAAATGATTTCACACTACTTACTTGCGGCCATGTTCCTTGTAATGTGTTATTTTGTTGACTACCTGCTGCCCCAATAGTTAAAGTTCTTGTTTCACTACTATTTACTGGGGTAACTGTAATAGAACCGTTATGTCCATCTGTTGCCAAAATAGCAGTTCTTAAATTATTCATTGTGGCTATTCTTCCTCCGCTTCCAGCAGTTGTAGATATTTGATAATGCACATATCCATTAGCAAGTTGACCATTTGAATAATTTAATCCGCCATTGGCAGTTAATTTACTTCCTTTGTATTTCTTTTCAAGTCCGTTATCATCATAAATAGAAATATATGAAGTAGTATAAACAATATTAGTTCCTCCTGTCATAGTGGTAAGAGTTAATCCACCTATTGTCCCGCTTTTAGTAGGAGTGCTATTATTACCCCCCGCCCCTACATTTGTGCAAGTTATTGGTCGAGATGCACCACTACCTGTTACTGCTAAATTTTGATTTGCTTCTATTACTGTTTCCCAATTAAGTAGTGTATTTGTTGCAGAGTTTCCTAATTTAACTAACTTATAATCTCCTAAAGTATCCCCATTACTTTTTACATCAGTTGATGTTAAAAACTTATATTTAGTAGTATTTGGTGTTCCGTTATTATCTGTTATTGAAACATATTGGTTGGGGTTGTATAAGTTTACACCACCACTAAAATCTGTTTTAGTTGCATGAGCAGTTCCACCAGAATTAATTATGCCTGAGGTAAATGATATTGCTAAGTTACCACCTGTTCCAGCAGTTTCTTGTCTTAAATTAATTACCCCATTAGTATATGATGTATTAGTATAAGCAATTGCTCCATTGTGACCATTTGCATGACTTAATGCTGTTCTAAAGTTTACAACTGTTTGATGCTGGGATGTACCATTTTTATATAAAATAACGTTTACAGAACCACTATTTGTTGTAGCCTGTTCACCGTTGGTTGTGTTAGCGTGAGGACTTGCTTTGTATCTTCTAACAACATCTGCACCACTAGGATTATATGATGTAATTGTAATATAATCATTGATTTCTGTTCCGGGGTTTCCGCCTGATATGTTTGTTATGCTCCAAAAATTGGCAGTTGTTCCACTACCTAATGTAACATTTCCATTAAATGCAGAAGTAAAGAATGGAACAGTAGATAATGCTTTTGTGCTGGATACTGTAGTGCCATCGGCCAAATCTAATTGAGAGTGAGGACTAGCCCAACTTACGCTATTTATTGCGTCTGCTAAATTAGCCGCAGTTACGTATAATTCGTTATTAGTATCATTTGTTCCTTTTTGATAGCCCCAATCACCAGCACCAAAATTTGCTAAGTCACTTAAATCTTCAGAACTTCTTCCGCCGCTAATAGTGTCTCTTGGATAAAATTTATAGGTGTTTGTTCCATCTGTAATTTGAATATATACGTTATTTGAAGCCGTGGTTTGACCTGCTTCTTGTTTTACTATTTGAAAAGAACCAGTTCCTACTGCTTCATTTTGATTACATGGCATATTAATACTATCAAAATCAATTTGTCCTGTTGCTTTTACTCCTGTAACATATGCAGGTAAATCTGTATTATCTGTAATATTTATGTTTCCTGATGAGGCTGTTGCTTTTTCATCATATGGAATATCAGTATGCCTATTACAAAGAATAGTAGCGGTTGGAGTAACATTTGTTGCAGAAGTAGTTATTCTTCTTCTACTTGTAGATATGCCGTCATACCATGCAGTTTCATCATAGTATCCATGCAAAGTATTATGGCTCTTAATTAGTGTAGGTGTCTCAACGTATCTCGTTGCATTGCTTGCCTGTGGAAAATCTGCCACTATTTTCCATTCAGAAGGTTGATTTATGTTAGTAGTCGTTGTATTTTCTAAATATAAATGTAAGTTAGTATTATAGAATATTGACATTTTTTGATTATTTTGTGAAGTACCAAACCGCTTATTACTTTGATAGTGAGTTAAATTACTTTCAGTTGCGCCTAACCTCGGTGAAGTCTTTTGTGAGTCTAACGTTCCTTGTCCAGTAGTATGACTACCATAGCCGTTTACATCGTAAGGGGTTAGGATTGCTTCTAATGTAAAGGAATTTCTTGGTGACCAAACCCCTGCCCTTAAAGAAAGGTCAGTATCAGTAGGGTGCATTTCTGAATAATCTAAATTAATATAGCCATCGCATAGCATTGGAAACACTAGCGATTTAGTTTCACCAACATATACTCCCGGCATTCATATTCCTCAGAAAGTTGTATTAATAAAGTCAGAGATTGCTGTAGATGCTTGAACGAATGTCATATTAAAAGTTATAGTAGGCGTAGCGGCTCCTGATAAATCAGTTCCTACGTCAGTAATAAATCCTTCAATTCCTTTTATTTCATCGCTCATTGCTTCTATAGCATCAAATGTCCCTTTAGTTTCACCAACAGACCAATCAGGAACATCATACTTTCTATTTGCAAAACTAAATGGTATTAAAGGTAATTCATCATGTGGGGTATTTTCATGCCCTGTTCTAATATCAAAGTTATCATCAACCCTGCTAGGCATTAATATAATTAATTTTGATGGATTTTGGTCTTGCTGTAAGAAAGAAGAATCTACATAAGAATGTAATAGTTGTGCAATTTCATAACTTGTCATTTTTGCTCCTTTAGCATCTGCACTTCCAGACCGCTTCCAAATAGTTTGGTCAGTAATAATGCCTCCTAAAGTAATTTGTTTTCTAGCCATTCCAGCATCCATAACCATAGTAGTTGATTCACCAGAAATTAGCCCAGAGAAAGGAACCTCAAATGGCATTGTTGTTTTTGCTGTGCTTATATTAAGGGTGTCACAATATAATCCTATTCTATTTGTATGGATTGTGGCCCCACTTTCCATAGGATTATTCTTTCTTCTAGCGAGTTCAAGCATAACATATACTGGGCCTTCTGACCTAATGTCTTTAATACTTACCATTATGTAAACCTCGTTGTTGTTGTGCCTGTTCTATTCATTCTAATATTAATCTCTCTTGCTACCTTTGTTGCCATATCTTTTACCTCTGCATCGGACGCACCTATGCGACCTTGAACATTTACTGTAATGTTTGTTGTATTACCCATCATTCTTTGAGAATCTGCATTAGTATGAACCCTAGACCCTCTTGGTAATGAAACTAATTCTGGGCCTTTTTCTCCAACAACTGTCATGTCTTCATTAACCGTTCCACCACCTGCTCTAAACTTAAATTTCATTGCCTTTGCAATTAATATTGCAATAACAGAACCTAAGGCATAGGCTAAAGCAGGTATCCACAATCCTGTTGTTATCAAAGTAACTGCGGCAGCAATTAAATATATTGCGGCATATATAGTAGCAACAAACCCTATAAGTTTCTTTAACCCTCCCCAGAATTTATCTTTCATTGAAATTACATTCATAAATATTCCTCTAACAAGTAATTCTATTCCAGCAACAGCAATTGCAACAACAATACCTAACATTCCCATAAGTCCTTGAAGTATCCCCATCACTACTTGCCCTAAGCCACCAAAGAATTTAGACCAATCTCCTTGTAATGCGCCAACTACCATATTAAAAATGCCCCCTACAATCATTATAAGAGCATCAAAAATCATCTTAAAGTAAAACACTAACATTTTTCTAGTGCTTTGTAAGTAGGGCCAAAGTTCTTTAATAATAGTAACTATTACCAATATCCCAAATAAAATTACTGTTCCCCAAAGCATAGCACTTGCTATCATTTTTAACATTCCTTTTAGAACAGGGCCAATCAGTTTAGTAAATGCAGTTAATTTTTGACGTTGTTTAATAAAGAATTTATGAACCGGGTTTTTTGCCATTTCTAATTCTCTTTGATTTAATGATTCTTGTAAAAGTCTATCTTCCGCTTCTTTAAGTTGTTTTTGTTGGGGTTCTAATATACCCGTAGTTTTTTTCCTCACATCTTCTTCATAGAAAGCGTCTGCATCATCAGCAGAAATTTCTCCTCTTCTAACTAACTCCTCTGTTAACATTTTTGATGCTTTCTCTATCGCACCGTATTCCTTAACAGTAGTAGCCGCAATATCTGCAAAGTCCTCAAAGGTAGTGTTTGAATCTAATAGTTTTGGATTTAATGTATCTAATGCATCTGCTAGTTGCACTTGTGCATTAATAGCAGCCATCATTTGTTTATTGCCTTTTTCATGTCCTTCATAATACATTGCAAAGGCATCGGTAATAGCCCTAAATTTATTTTGAACTGCCCAGAAATTAGGTAAAATACCCGATGCTGAACGACTAACTATTGTCCAAAATCTTGATTTGTTTAGCCCCATCATTACATCTTGTAGGCCTGTTGTTTGGGAGGAAAGGGCTTCAATAGAAGCGGATATTGAATACATCCTATCTTCTATTGAAATTTAATCACCCTCTCCGATTTTTTGCTTTGTCTATTTCTTCGGCTTCTATTTCTTTAACTGCCCCATGTATAGACATTAATTTATTTATAGTTCTTATTGGTGTGTTTTGTGCTTCTTCTGGTGTTACAGAAAATGTCCTACAATAACTATATAATAATATTTCTAATGCTGTTTCAGGTTCAGTATTGTTACCTCTCAAAGCGTTTTTGTAAATTTTTAGTTTCCCGTATCATCCCCTTCTAATCCCGTTAAAGGATTTGGTAGGATGTCCTTTAATTGTCCTCCTACATAGGGTGATAGACGCAAAAGTTCTATCTTTGTCAGAACGGGTTCTGTCTTTTCTACGAAGTTTTCAACCATGAATTTATACATTGCATTCATGTCAATCTCCATACTTCCTGTTTTTGGGTCAAGTTTCATAACGCTTGACATCGCTTGCTCCACTTGGAGCCATGTGGGTTCTTTGACCCACACCTTCATATATTCATCTACATCAGGCGATACCTTGATGTGATGGCATTCCGTGTTAACTGCTGAAAACAGTTTATTCTTATCATTCACTACTTGTTTTTCCATAGTTTTTATCCACCTACAATATAACTAACAAACATACAAACGTATTGTTAGTGGAATATAAAATCTGATTGTATAATACTTATTAAAAGCCTCCGCAGAGAGTCATTTTTTGACCCCCTATTTTGCACGACACCCACCCTAGACGGGAAATGCCCTGCTAAAATTTACCTCCATCTCCTAGAAAAAGTTCTTTTTTCGTTTGAATATCTCTTAAGGGTTATCAATCACAGTATAACCCAGTTTCCATTGTATAAGCAACCATTGTCTTCTAGGGTTCGTGCCGATACTGCGAGAGCGACTTCTAATGCTCCTTTATCATCTGGGAAAGGAATGTCTACAGAAGTAGTTAAATAGTTATTAAACTTAAACTTAATGTATTCTCCGTTTGACTTTGTAAACTCTAACTCAATTAACTTATCAGTTGAGGAAGTATCTGTTGTTTCATCCTGATTCCTTAATTCATCCCAAATAGTCCTGTCTGTTATTAGCAGGTTAAGGTTTAAATCATAAGTTCTTTGTCCTGCAATATGAGCAGAAGTAATAGTTCTGTCATAGTTTCCTATGAATCTTTGAGCAGTTAAGTTATTAGCGATTGCTAAAGAACCTCCTTTTACTCTAGCCATTTGTTGACCGTATATCTTAATAGAGCCATCAGAAAACATAAAGGGAGTAATATCGTCTGTGTCTGTTCCTGCATAATTGATTAAGTTTGTAACACTTGGCACGGCCTTTCTTGGAGCATAATGAGTTTCAGCATCATGTGCTTTTCTTGACATAGCACTTATAGATGCCAATACCTCTTGGCCTTCCTCAAAGTTTAATGTAAGGGAGTTAACTTGACAGCCAGTATAAATTCTACTAAACATACTTTCTTTATTGGCATCTACCTTCCAAGGGGTAACGTTATTCTTTTCTGCTGTAATTTCTAAAGCAAACGAAGGTAAATCACCTGAATCGTTTTCTTTAATATTATATAGAATATCTGGATATATGCCATCAGTAGTGTTTATTGCCTGATAGTTAGTTAATGTGGCTCCACCGGGATATGATGCTAAAGGAGGAAATAGCCTTTTTACTGTTTGGCTTCCGTTATAATCATCTAATACTCTATGGAATGAAGCATTTGCAGTATTGCTTGTAATATGTGAATAGAAGCGATTAGTTATTAATGTATCTCCTGCTTCATTGCTAGTTCCACCTAATGAAGATGTAGTGTAGGTCATATCTCCTAAAGCATAATATAACCAAGAACCATTATTCAAAGCCACATCAAAAGATGCTTCTCCTAGTGTTTCTGCGGCCTTGTATTGATACCCAAAGTTTCTTGTTCCACCCATAGCAAGATTTAGTTGTTTCATTTCTACATCTACAGAAGGTGGTGTAATTGTATTAACTAATCCTAACCAATGGTCTGCTGCTAATACTATGTCAGTATCATTTGCAGCAGGTGCAGGTAGTGGCGCACCATACCCATGAATTACTATTTTAAATCTGTTGTTATTAGTGGTAGATATTTGTTGATTAAAAGTAATTGAGTTTTGACCGTTAGATTTAATCCTAAGAGTTTGAGCAGTTTTACCAGAAATAGCAACGCCGCCATCATCTCTTTCTGTAATTGTTGCTAGACAACCCTTATACAAATCAGTCACTAATTTTATTCTAGTGGTTGCAGAAATTTTAACTGAGTTAAAATCAGAACCTGTTATTGTTAATGAGGGCAATGGCCCACACGCAATCAACGTTCCGTTCTTTCCACTTTCATCTATTAACGCACCTAAATCAAATTCTAATTCAGGTATCATACTTGCAGACAACCCTGCACCTGTGTATACTTCATTGTTTACCATTTAATCACCCACTAACTTACAATTGTTCTTCCAAACCTTTTCATATTAACAGTCAATTTATATCCCAACAACCGCTTATTTCTGTCATTGGCATCGCTTCTGCCTGTAATTTCTAATAACTCAGCACTATCACCAGAACTTATTGTTGGTCTTAGCCCCTTCTTCTCTATGATGTAACGGACGATTTGATATAAACTTTGTAGTCGTGTGCTTGCAAATGTTAGGTCGGCTTGTCCTTTAGGTTGTAATGTTCTAATATGTAACGTAAATGTGTATTCTTCATTTCTAACAGACCAATCAATAGTAGGATGAGTAATGCTTGCTGAATCCTCATAAAACAATATGATGTCTGTTGAATCTAAATCTACTCTTCTTCCTTGATTTGGAGTAAAATTTTTAATATCAATTAAAAGAGGCTTTGCTCTATGTGAAGATGTTCCCGGACAATTATCTCCAAAGGCATTAATTTCCCCATTGGCGGCATTACCGTCAACATCAACGGTTGCATTTGTCCAATTCTCATCAATAAGATTCATGATGAAAGAGAGTTCAGCCATTCTTTTTCCTCCTTACTTACTGCATATTCAAATTTTCTAAAGAAGTTATCTGCTGCATTATCTAATACCATGTCGTTATCTGCTGCTAAATCTTCTAAGCCCTGTAAAGCGAGTATCTCTTTTTCTATTTCTGCTCTTTCTTGTTCAATCTTTAATATCTTCTGAAACTCAAAAATAAGATTTTTCATTTCGCCCATATTATCACTAATCAATTAAATGAAGTAACTGTTTCTTACCGTCTATTATCTGTTTGGCTTCTTCAACAAGTATATCATGCTTAGTCTTTAGGTCAATGTTAGCACCTGTTTCAGCAATTAATACTGTGTTATCATCGTGTAATAGCACTTCTGCTGCTACCATCTTTGTTGCTGCTTCGTGAATTGCCGCCGGAACCCTGCTTCCACCAATTTGATAAGTGACTTTTATTGCGTTGTTTTGAAGATAGGGCCAATTATTTCTAAAATAAATTCTGCCTTCTTCCTTAATATCCCACCACTCTTCTCTTCTTCCGTAGGATTCTTTGTCTTCAAAAGAAATAGTGTTTATTTTTGTTAGAGTAGAACCTTGCCATTCCTCAATCGTGCATATTGTTCCTGCGTCAGAAGGAAGTAGTGAAGAAATTTTAACCTTTGTTCCGTCATGGCTTGGGGAAGCATAAAAGAAATCGGAGATATTTTTGCCTGTATGGTTTCCTCCACCATCTCCTGTATCGTTTTCTCCTGCAATAGTCTTAGGTTGGGTTTCCCCTGTGAATCCTGCGGTCTTTGTTGGGAACTTTTCATTGATTGCATCGCATATTTGCAATACTGTTGTCTTTTGCCCTAAATGATTATAAAAACCATTAGCAACATTTCTGGGCACATTGAATCTTATTGTATTTGCTGCGCCCGGAGTTCCTACATAAAAGATATATTTATGGTTTTCAGTTGTAGTAGTTGGAGTTAATGTTGCCATAGCAGAAGCAATGTCTTGATATGAGTCACCTTTCCAAACTTCTAATCTAACTATTTTTCTAATGTTAGTAAATATTAATTGAATAAAACCAATATAATCTTTCCAATGTGATACAGGATACATAACATCTCTTGTTGCAATAAAATCATGGTGTTCTTTTTCTATAATTTCTGGTCTAAATGAAGTTTTAATACTATCATCTATTTTTCCTTCAACTCTTTTAATTATCTTTCCTACTTCTACATTTGTTGGGCTTGTCGCACCAGTAAATGTTTGACATTGTAACAATGCTGTTACATCTGAATGGGTAGTATAATACCCAAAACCAGTTCCATAATCTACCGCCTGTGATTGTGTGAAATCACTATCTGACTTTAATTTACTCATCTACTCATCCACCTTCTTATTTTTGACATTTGCCTTTTAATATAAGAAACTATTGTTACGCTTTGGGTTCTATAAAAACGAGCCTGTCCACCTTCTTCTAATCCTTTACGGCTTCTCGGTTCTCCCCATTCTGGATTAATATCTTTGTGTCCACTTAGAACATATTTCTTTTGCCTCTTCCATTGTCTTGACTTCTCAGGAGAACGTTCTACCATGTTTCTGAAACGATATTCTTTTGTGACCTTAAAATCTATATCATTTAATCTATAGACACCAAGAGATTCAGCGAGGAAAGGATTGTTTTTGAGATATTTTGCGTCACCAAATTGAGCCTCCATCTCCAATGTTAAAACACCTACCTTAGTAGGAATAATTGCGTTGTCTATTTCTGCTGCAATATCTTTTACTTTCATTAAATTATCCCAATCTAAATCTAATTTTGTATCTCCAGCCTCTGGGGTTCTATTTCCAAAAAATCTTCTTTCTGGGTAAGGTGATTTTTTAGGAGCATGAACGATAGGCTTTGTGTTTCTAACTTTTTGAGACTCTCTTAATTTTTTTGAATGGCCTTTTTTACCAAAGGCTAATAGTATTTCTGATTCAAAAGCATTAGGCTTTTTCTTGTCACCCTCTACTTCAATGTGGTCAATAACAAATTTGGCTTCTGCTTCACTATATGGTTTAATGTCTGGGAATTTAAACTTAGGTTCGCCTGTGTCTGGGTCTAAAACTTTCTCTCCTTTACTGTTAACTACACCATATACCATGTTTCTAACAGTAGTAATACTAATAACACCTGTTTGATAAGCGTATTCAATTATATCTAAATCTCTATCACTTAGTTCAACATCTCCTGCAAACCCGCCTTCTCTTTCTATTAGTTTATTAAGTGCTCTCTTAGTATTAACCTTAAGCCACATTTTTTCATCTTTGCCAGTAAAGTCTTTCCATCCTTTAGGATACCATGATGCAGAAATTGCAGTTACATCAGGTAGTTCTCTTTTATAATCTGGGTTTAGTGACCCATCATCAGGGTTTACAACGTCCTTAAGTTCTTTTAATACTTGCATATTTAATCCCCCGTAAATAAACTTACCCATTCTTTATCTGTCATTTTCCTAGCCATAGTTTCTACTTGGTTGCCTGACGATACAATTCCTTCTTGATGTATACCTTGTTGTGACATTATATCTGCTATCACTTCATCAAAGTTAATTTTAATAACTACTTTCTGTTGAGTTAATTTGCCGGTCTTTTTACTATTAGCAATCTCTTCTTCTGTTACATTAATATGCATATATTTATATATATTCTGTTCCTTAATTAATTTTTTAAGGTCTTCATCATCTAGTAATTCTTCATCGCGGTCTTCTTGTTCCTCAGTTTCATTAAGTAAATGTTTCCAGCCCTTTCTTTTAAACTTCCTATGATGTATGGAACCTTTTATACCTGTGCTTTTTCTATCATCACCATCATCAATATCAAATAGAGTATCTACTTCCTTTAGTGCTTTCCTATACGGTAAGACATTTTCCCCTGCAACATATAATTCTGTTCCTTTTTTGCTTTTTACTTTGTGTGCAGATGATAACCACTCATAACCTATTTTCTCAAATACATCTTTCATCTGCATTGTTTTTGCTTTATCACTTAAATTTGTCATTAACGCAACATATGGGTCTTTATCACCTGTGCCACTTGCAAATCCTTTAGTGTATTTATAAAATTGTTCTGGAGTTAACTCTTCTATTTGTTTCCATGTGTCTTTAACAAATCTCTCATATTCAACAGCACTAAATTCCATATCGTTTTCGTCTTGAGCGTCTTCTAATAGAGTCCAATTTAAGAAATGTTTTAGGTTCTTAGTAATATTTGTAAAGTTCTTTGGTGAAAAAGGAGCGACTATATATTTAAGCATAAGCAAGGCTATGTCATTATCCAATAAATCTCCAGAGAGGTCGGCAGAATCAATTACGATTGGTTCAGAACCAATTGTATATTCTGTTCCGTCATAACGGATTGTACCGGGAATCCTCATTTATACCACTTAAGCCAACCAAGCGGCCCAAGCAGCACCTTTAGAAATCATCTGCCCTAGACCTAAACCACTTCTAGGCGGAGTATAGGTCATTTGACCCGTATTAGGGTCTATCCAATAAGGGTTCCCCATTGTATCTGTGCCTTGTGGTGGAATAGGATAACCGGACGCGTTATTAAACGCTTGTTGTTGTGCATACATCTGTTGATTAATCTGAGTCGCCTGTCCACCCCCTTGAATCATTGATGGGTCTACGCCACCTTGAACAGGCATTCCGGCTACAGGAGCCATTGTTGGAGCCTGTGGTGCAGGGGCAGTAAAGCCCTGTGACTCTAAATACTGACTCTTTGCCATCTTTCTTTGATAAACCACTTCTGAATTAATAGCAGTAGCCAATAGTGTTTGTAAATCTAACTGTATATTAGCATCAGTAATCTGTTGATATTCTGCTATAACAGTAGGAGTAACTCCTAATTCTGTTCCTGTTCCAACAGTATCTAATCTTAGTTTCGCTAATTGTTGACTAACAACTCTTTCAACAACATCTTCCAATAACTTATCAAGTGCAGTTAAAAACTGTTCTCCGTGATATTGGAAAAATTCTTCTACATGATTTTCCTGTAGCGTTAGTAAGTTATTAGTGGCTTTAAATTGTGCTTGTGTGTTAGCATCCATTTGCCTTGCAAGGGTTTTATTTGATGTTCCAAATACCATATTATTGTGCCTCCGTAGTGTTTGATGTTGGAGTTGTTATTTCTTCCTTTGGAATAATTTTAGCACCCTTAGTCATTAACTCAATAACTCTTTTATTGATACCATTTTGTTCCATTGTTAAACGGAAAAGTTCGTCTTCTGCGTTTTCATTCTGCATAGCGGGAGGTCTAATAGTCCACCCCACTCCTGACAAACTCTCAATATCGGATTGCCTTAATGAAGTTAGCGGTGCTGCTTGCAACATTTTAGGTACTTTAGGCATAGGTATGTATGATTCAAAAGAAAGGCCGTGTTCATCGGCTATTATCTGCTGCTCTAACATCTCATATTGTCTATGTAATTGTGAATGTTTCTCACAATAAGTGCCTCTCATTGGATAACCCTTTCTAACTTTGTGAAGAGGTATTGTTGGTCGCATTGGGTCAGAAGCCTCCCAGACCTTATGCGTTCCACATACAACACATCTATCCTTAGTATTGAATTTATAACTGTAAGGTATCTTTAAAAATGACTTTCTTTCAGGCCAAAGAACCTTTAGCATTTCTTTAAGTTGTTTCTTTGGTTTAGAACTCTTATAATCATATTGCATTATACCTCCTGCTGCCCTAGCAAACTTAATGGGCGGTAAGAAAGGGTTTGCTGCGGTAGCAGTAGAAGCATCTATTAAAGAAGGAGGGCTATATGTCATTGTCATTTTATCACCTAGTTACTATAAATATATCCTTCTGCTACGTTTTTTAATCCTTCCATCATATTAGGCTTACCTTTATTTTCTTTAATGTATCTCATTACTATTGAATCCAAAGTTGCTACTTCTCCTTGCCCTTCATAGCCCTGTGCTGCATCCCACAAATGTTGAAACTTTCTTTTAAAGTCGTTGTAAAGTTGTGCTTCATTTTTTAATATTATATCCCACATTAGTAATCCTCAATCATTGTTGCTACGCCACGATAAACCATTTCTGAATCTGATTTTGCACTTACTATATATTTGTATGTTGGTATTCCTTTTTCATTTAGTTTATTCATTCCGTCTTTAAATGCGTCAAATATATGATGTTGTTGAATGTCTTTAAATTGATATGTATCTTTCCATAAGTCAAATTTGTTTGCCCATATTCCTACTGCTTTTGGATAATCTTTATCTGATTTTTTGTATTTCTTATTTACCATATCCCAATAAGGAGCGCATATTGTATCAACTAAAAATGTCCAGCACAATTGTTGTTCTATATCAAAGTGTTTTGTTAAATGTCTATCGTCAATCATAAAGATAATATATTCTACCTTTCTTTTTCTCATATCATATAGCCATTCATTCCAATATGTTGTTTCGCCTCCTATGTCTGATGTTTTGATTGTATGTTGGTCACCGTCAATTTTAATTGTTTTTCTCATTGCTCTTTCTCGACCAACGGTTCTTCTTTTAATTTCCGGCACATCTCCTCTTGTTCTTAATTGGTGGTGTAATGTTGTTTTTCCAACTTGTGTTGCGCCATATACTCCAACTGCGTGCGGATTTATTTTCTTCCAAAGTAGTCCTAACTGTTCTATACAGATGATTACGAATCCCGTCATTACCGACATTCAATCACCTAGAAATGAAATATTGAAGTTAACCCTCCCCAAGCAGAACTAAAGATATTTATACCAAAGGAAGGCAATGCATGGCCTATGCAAAAACTACATACAGAAGCGATGAACCCCCAAAAATAAAATCTTGCTCTTAGAAACCAAACATCGGCTGAATGCGCTCTTTGCATATCGTATGCTAAAGCAGTTTCATCCATTCCAAATGCTATGGCTTCTAACATTTAATCACTCAACCTGTGCTAAGAAAGAAGGAGATACCGTTTGTGGTTCCTCTGCCTTTTGTGCTAGGTTGTTTATAGGAACCCTGTTCCAAGAATTATTAAACTGTTGAAGACTTTGGCGAACCTTTTCTCTTTGCTGTTCATCCCTAGCCTTTCTGTTCCAATAAGCAGCAATTCTTCTATCTAATAGAGTCATCTCTATATAATCATTTAAGGCAAGGTCAAAGACCGCCTTCATTACAAGTATTCCACCAATAGTCATTAGCGAAAATACTACTGCGTGTGCATAGTGTGAAAAGGCAAGCAAATTGCCATATTCAGCATAAAAGAAAACATTTATGCCACTAATGCAACCAACGAATAATATCGTCATTACAAGTTTTGTGTCTTTTTCTAATGCGGGCATCTAATCATCTCGCTTGAGCAGAAACGATTAATTGACCAACGGTTCTACCTGTTGTAGCCGTTGCCTTTAAATACAGACCAATTCCCAACATTGCCCCATGATAGTCCAAATCCAGCGTAGTATTTGCAGCAACAACTATCGTTGCAAACAAGTTATCATCAGCATCACTTGTGTCATCATATAGATGAACAGTCTGTGCTACTGCATCTGAATTATGCAATTTAATAGACATAAGTTTACACCTATGTCCTATCAATTGTTTTACTTCATCGCCAGCACCAGCGTTCTTAAACACATAATTTAGTGAACCTGCCATAATCGCATCTCCTGTGAATGGTGTGAGGGTGTGCTTCCCTTATGAATGTTGTTGAAAAAATGTCGTGTGTAGTGACCTATGGCCCCGTTAAGGAGCCATAGGCCACATTTATTTACAATCTTAAAGATTGCCCCAAACTCTAACTAGAATGGTGGTAGCGGTCATAGACCCATTAGCCAGTTCCGCGTCATTCGCATTGGAGTTATCCAGCAGTATTATCGTAAAGGATGACCCAGAAGCATAAGCCCCTGCATCTGAACATTCAACCTGCGCTTCATAAAGAGCAGATTGGGAGTTCCCCGTTATGGTAACAGCATTTATGGTGTTTAGGCCCAAAGAAGCAGCCGTTACAACATCCGTATTAGCGTATGTTGTCATAACTACTTTTGCATCCACATAATATTCATCACCTGATACTCTAGGTGTAGTCATACCTTTGTGGTCAGCCAAAACTGTTGCGGTTAATGCCATACTTAATCACCTCACGCACTACTTAGGTTGGTTATCTTACCTTGTCCCTTAAAGAAGGAACAACCAGTCTCTGCAATCGTGCGGTACATAGCCTGATTGCCGAGTTTTGCAACACCGAATGGGTTGCCGTGGTCAATACCATCCTCAAAGTATTGGGTTGGCTTCATAACAGATAGCCACAGGTGGTCTGTGTCTAGTATAAGCATATCACTTAGGTCTGTTGCAGCAGCCGTCTTTGTGGTAGAAGGCATATCCTTGCAAGGTATGATGGGTATGTCGAAGTAAGTAGCGACCCTAAAGCCGACTTCTGACCCCTTTACACCTCTAACACCATTATGGGTAGGGATAATCTCCTTTCTGTCCATAAATCGCTCTTGGGACTGTAGTAAGTCACCAATGTGCTGAATGGTGTCATATCCTGTTAGGATAACCTTTGGGCTTCCTCCAGCCTCTCTAATGTTCCTTAACGCCTTGTTAAGGATTGTTAGAGTTAATGGCCTAGTAGCAGAGTAATCTCCACCATAGTCCACATAACTGTCAATAAAGCCACCATCACCAGAAACGGTGATTGCTCCATTAGCCCCAGAAGAAGTTCCGGGGTTTCTTGCAGTATTACCGTATAACGTGTAAACCTGTGGTTCTGCTCCTGTTGAAGCATCGGTCTTACCATCATGTAGCATATCCTCGTTATACATCTCACCAATCTCAGCCTTTGAAGAAACTATCTTCATTAAAGAAGTGTAGTTTAGTCCAACGTTTTGTTCTGCATAAGACTTTCCACCTACGTCATACTGTTCAAGAGGCAATAGTAGCATTGCATTCTGAACTTCAGCATGGTGCTTACCCATGTCTTCACGGATTAGAGCGCGTATGTCTCCAACACCGTCATCAATCTTTGCCATCTCAAGAGCCAATTCTGAGAACTCAAACAAATGAGCCACAGTCTTTGGGCTGGTCTTAAGTTGTGCATAGGTTGGTGTAATCGCAGAAATGGTTCCGATTGTTGTGTCAGAATCAGCATTAATTGGCGCGTTTTCACCGTATGCTCCTAGCATATCTGCTCTTAGGCTATCTGCACCCTTTGCGACAGTATTGCTAGTATCAAACGCTCCTGAGTTGAACTTGTTGTTACCGCCACCGGCTGCTCTCTTCTCTAGCACTCTCCATCCAGAAGCCGTATATGGCCTCTTTGGAAGCATTGCCAAAGCATTACATTCTTGGTTTATCATTGACCATACTTTCTTACCGTATGCAATGTTATATAGGGCTGATACTGCCGTTGGGCCACCGCCGGTTAAACCGCCTAATGAACCATCGTGGGCTGAACCTAGTCCACCGACAACACCTGCTGCCTTAAGCAGCGAATTTCCCTGACCGCCCCTAATTCCATAGGTTGCGGCTTCCAAATCTCTCATTGACTTAATATATCCACTCATATTTAATCACCTTAGTTTTCAAACTCCGAAATGAAGTTGTGAATCTCTCCCCAAGACATTTCAGAAACATCTGGAACATCAATGGTCTGGGTTTGAGCCTTAACAATCTCATCAGACTGAGCAGTTAAAGACTTTCTAAGAAGAGAGAACTCTTCCTTAAGTGCTTCAACTTCATTCTTTGCATCATACTCGTTTCGGGCAACAGAAGCCTTTCTTACGTCTTGCTCCTTTACGAATCTCTCCTCAAAGCGGGACTTTAGAGAGTCATAAGCCATCTTCTCTAACTGTTCTGCTTTGAAAGCCTCGTATGCCTTCTCTACATTCTCGGTGCTAAGGTCTAGTGTTGAGAAGTCTTCGTTAGTCCACTCCTTGTATAACTGTCCCATTTGTGCGCCTTGTGGGTGTTTCTTTGCAGTTGAATCATGGTCAGGTAACCTGCCATCCTCAACAAAGCCTTCAGGCCCCGTTTTGCCCTTAGCATAATTATCGAAGTCTGAGTGTTCTACGTCAGAATCCTCGGACTCGTCATCAAAGTCCGTTGCTTCCTTTTCACCGTCATACTCATCTTCGCTTCCTTCGGAGTATTCAACGTCCATAGATTCTTCGTCCATATTGACGTCATCTACAGGCATTTCTTCTCCTTCTTCCTTTTTGAGGTTGTTAACTTCTGCCATAAGGCCGTTAAGTTCCTCAAGTGCTTTTTCCAATCTCTCAGTCATGTCACTCTTCTCCTCCTTTAATATGTCAAACTTTGCTTCTGGGTTTATTCCTTTCTCACAAATTGTTACTTCATGGAGTTCTAACTTATCTATTTCATTATACTGGCCCAAGTCTTCGCTTGTTTTTTGCCTCTTTGATAATGCTTGTCCACCTATACTGAATGAACGTAGGGTTCCTTTTCTAATCCCTCTTTGAATTTCTTTTGCTTTTTCTATGTCATCTCTTAGTTTAATAACAACATAAAAGCCTACATCGTCTACTTGTGTTTGGTGAAGATTTCCGTTTTTATCTCTATACTTCTCTATTACATCCCCGACTTGAACATTTGAATGATTTGACATTACGTTTCTATATTTTGGGGTTGTCATATATTTGTTTACTGCTTCTTCTAATGCTTTCAATGTAATTAAATCATTTTGTTTATCTACTATTTCTATTGAAGCGTATCCACCAATAACTAAATCATCTGATTTTAATATCCTAAAGTTTCCTTCTGTATCCGACTTAAGCAGTTGGGCTTCCGACACATTACCACTTCCTTAATTTACTATATGAAGTCCACGATATTACTAAACTTGCATGGTTAACTTTTTATGCCTGTCTTCAGTAATATCCCATATTCCTTCGTCTTTATCCTTATCTAGCATTTTCTGCTTAATGCCTGTCCAAACCACCCATGTATCTTTTTTCTTTACAGGAACTACTCTAAAGTGTAATCTAGTCTCAAACTTATCACCATTTAATTTATATTCATGGTAACCATGCCTTTGCACTCCTAACTCAATCTCTCCAGAATCTAACAATTTATCTCTTGTTGTCTTCGTAGAAACTTGTGCAGGAAACTTACCTGATTTTCCAAATAAGTTGTAAATATCTTCTGCATCTTCTATATCAATTGTCCATGCCATTTCTTTATCGGACGTTCTAATAACCATTTCTAAGTTATCATCACTACCGTGGTATAATAAAAACTTACCGTTCTTTGGTGTCTTTTCTGCTTTTATTAATTTATCTCGGTTGGCAGTATATTTATCCTTACTTACTTTAATAAAATCATCTTGGTCATTCATCCAATTAACCATTCTTTTAATTTCACCTGACCACAAATCTTCAACTAACTTAGGTATCTTCTCTTTACAGAAATTAAATATCTCATTTATATGTAATCCCTTCTCCTCTGTATCTATTTCTTGTAAATACGCTTTGATTGCTACTCTAGCATCTCCAGACTTTGCCTTCATTAACTCTTCAATTTCATGCTTCCACATATCCATGTCGGCTAAAGCATTCTTTTCCATTAAAGAATCTCCGCTAAAACCATACACAGTAAACCCTTCAAAATCTGATTTCATTATTATATCTGCTTCACCGTGAACACCATCAGTTATTACAAACTTTGTTAATGCGTCTTTAACATCATACTTTAATGATTTTCTACCTTCTTTAGATAATAGGTCTAATGTAATTAATTTCTCTGGAGCATCTACTTCTGGGATTTCTATTACCTTTGCAGTATATAGTTTATATCCACCATTGTTCTTTCTAACTTCATCAACCTTAACTCTTACAATATCTCCAACATCTACCTTTTCTTTAGTATTTAATGCTTTACCAACTGCTAGATATTTTAGACCTTTTAATTCTGTACCCCCATGTTCTCTTGCTTCTTCTCCGCTAAGTGGCCCTGCTCCTAAAGTATAGGAATTAAGGTTAGACTTAGTAGATTTCTTATCTAATACAATTAAATCTAAATCTACAAACTTCTTTAATTTAATCCACTTGGGATTTTTCCTACTACCAATATAATAAGTAGACTCTATGTCTTTGATAACAACGCCCTCAGAAGTTGGTAATTCCATAATGTCTTTTGAATATTTTTCTATTTCTGATAAAGAATCTGCTATTCTAGTATTCTTTTTATTAGGGAATCCTAGTTCATCAGAAGAATGTTGTGCTAACTGATAGAATAGAATGTTTATCCGTTCTCTTAATGGAGTATCAGTTACATTCTTTCCTTCGTGATGTAGTATGTCAAACACCCTAGCCTTTAATTTTGCTTCTGGATATTTTCCTTTGAATAGGTGTGCAATAGTATCTGCACGGTGTAATGGTTCATCACCATCATATAATATAATTTCAGCATCAAAGATACTATCACCAAATCTTTTTTGGTCTAGTTTGTCAACAATATCTTTACATTTGGAAGTAATATCTTTTTCATTATATGAATAGATTTTAACCTTGTCTTTTATTTTATGTAGTTGAACTCTAATGCCATCGTATTTTTCTTGAACTACCCACTCTCCACTAAATCCTTTAAGGTCTTTAATATCATTGACTTCAAATATTCTATACATGGGCTTGTTTGGTACTATAAAATCTGTCTCTTCTTTTTCTTCTTCAGACTTTTCTTCTTTTGCTTTCTTTAGTCTAATTGCTATTAATGCTTCCCAATCTTCTTCTGTGTTGTCCACTAAGAAAACTTTCTTTAATAATTCTAACGCTGGCTTAAACTTGGGTTTAACCTTAGAAGTATCCTTATCATCTCCATAGTGTTCTATAATGTAAATAGGTATGTCATCTAATCTAAGGTCTAATCCCATAGCCCCCTCAGAAATGTTACCTATGTTCACATCGTTCTTCTCCCATGCCGCCGCAGATATACTGTGTGCGTGCGTCCGTAAGGCATAGTGTATGAACATAGCATATATAGAGGGTTCAGTTACAAACGTTTCTATAACATTATCTCCCAATTGTTTAGCAAAGGGGTCATTAACTTCGTCAGAATTATAACGCATTCTTTTAATCTGAGCATATAAATCCCTTGCTTGACTAGACTCTGCATCAAGTGCATTCTTATCAAAAACAACGTCTTCATCTAAATATCTTTTCATTTCATTAGTAAAACTACTAAGTCCATCAAAATCATCTCTTATCTTCTTAACAGACTTTCTCCAGTCTTTACCATATTCAGTAGGGTCTTCTCTCGCAGATAAATATCTATATCTTACATCTTCATAGAAGTCAAGGACACGCTTCGCAAGCCCTGCATTCTTTTTGCGAAAGAAGAGTCCAGACTGTGCCAAGATTATCCCTCAAACTCAGTTACCTTTGTTTTTTGTTCATCCATTCCTTTTACATCTGGAACAGACTCAGCCTTTGGTTTCTTAATCTTAACCGTTTCACCGTCTTGGTTCTCTATCTCGGTAACCTGAGAAGTATCGCCATAAGCAACAACAAGGTCTTTAGCCTTCTTTGCTACCTTAGTCATTAACTCTTCCAACTTTTCTTCTTTTGTTACCTTTACAGGAAGACCGTCATACATTAGTTAGCACCTTCCATTCTTGATACCATTGCATTAATATCTGCCCAATCCATTTTGGCAATATCATCAACAGTCGTTACTCCCGAACCACTTGTAGGTACGGGGGTATTTGCGACAACATATCCTGATTTCATCAGTAGGTTATCTTTATTGTAAACGGCCTTTTCTAAGTCGTTTACCTTACTCACTAACTCCTTCATAAGAAGAAGCATTTCACTATCTGTGTTTTCTTCACTCATCTTTTTCATCTCCTAAATCACCTTTACTCTTTGGGTAGATTATTCCCTTTAGTTGGCGATATAGAATCTCATAATCTTTTCTAAGTTCAGATGCAGCCGCGACCAAAGAAAGGTTTGTTTCTTCAATCTTCTCCATCTTCTTCTTATCTGACTTTTCTACATCAAGTGATTTTATTTCATCCAATAAATCACCTAATCGGGTAAAGTCTTGACCCATATATTCAGTTGGTTGAACAGACTGACAAAGTTTCTTAATTTTCTTCTTTTGTTTTTTGTCAATCTTTTCTAACAACGGACTGTCTTCTTTCAATATAACATTTTCCCACATAATTTACTCCTCCCTCCAGTTTTCTAATAGTTTTTCTACTTGAGGAATCCTTTCAAATGCTTGTATTTGTTGTTGATATTCTTTTTGTGATTCATATAATTTTTGCATTCTTGGTTGTTTATTAAACTTGTCAAACAAGTCGTCCATTTGCTTTTGGTATTTGAACCTTTTATCATAGAGGAACCTCTCAGTTTTCCTCTTACTGTAATATGGGTCACCCCTACCCGGATTAATTAATCTTAACAGTTTACGATAATCAGGAGATTGTTTAAATTTGTCTGTTGTTCTCTGTATTTTATCTTCAATATTCTTTAAGTTAGTCTCTGCCCCTTTGAGAGAAGTTTGCGATACAGCATCCTTCATTGTTTCTAAACTAGCAGTTAATTTTTCTTTACCAAATCTTTTAACGCGAGACAAGTCTACATCTTCTGTCATAGTTTTAAACCCTTCTGGGCTTTCTTTATCTTTCACTCTTCTAGTTTCTGTAGGGAACATAGTCTTCTTCTTTCTTTCTTCTTCGGCTACAAGTTCTTGTGCCTTTTCTGCAAAGAACTCTTTTTCCCATTGTTTTTCTTCATCCGATTTTGGTTTAGAAGTTACTTCTCTATGTAATGTTTCTCTTTCTCTCTTAGCCTTTATTTTCTCTTGGGCTTGTGATTGATATTGTTTATACTCAGTAATATTTTCTTGTGCGCCTTCATAAAAATCTAATATATTTTGCAGGTTTGGAAATTGGGTTAATGATTCATCTAAGTTTTTATCAGTATTATCATTTACTATCTGCTCTAACGCTTCTATAGCCTTTTTATGGTCTACTATCTTTTCATATTCTTCTTCTATCTCTTGAACAATATCAATTATTTTCTCTGCCCTAAAGTCATCAAAGTCTTTTCCTTTCTTTTCAGATTGAGTCATTTTATCATATTGGCTTCTAATATCTGTATCTAATTCATCTATTCCCCAATCCTCTGTACCGTCTTTCTCTTCGATAAAATCGGAAAAAGCCTGATAAAATTTACCATCTCCACCAATAGACTGTTCAAACGATTTAACAAGTTTACTAAAATGCTTACCTGAATTTGCTTGAGAATATTTGTAACTATCATTATTTAGTTGTCTTATCAAATGTGGCACACTTGCTCTATCAGTTTTTTTCGCAGAGATTCTTTCTGCAACCCTTCTTAGTTTAGACGCACTAGGTAATCCCCTACCAAATTCCCCTTTCATAAATCTCTCAAACTTTTTGTATAAATCTGAGGGTTTTCTCTTTCCATCTTCCATAGTAATTAGGTTATCAATAATAACAGGGTGGACTGTCTTCTTGCCTCTCCACATTGACTCATCTAATTTTAATAAAAATTTACTAGAATTAATTTTATTCTCTACCAGTTTTTTCTTATCTGCGTCTGTTAATCTTACGTTATCTTTTAATGCTGATAGTATCTCATTTAATGTTCTCTCTTGAACACTCATGTTTCTAGTAGTTTCTTGTGTTTTAGGAGAAGTGCGTATAATTTTAGTAACTTTACTAATGACTTCCCATTCTTTTTCATCCATATAATCCTTTAAAGTAAATAAACTGTCTGCAATAAATTTAGCATCACTTACCTTTAATCCTCTAGGTTTATAGGGGCCGCCCCATGCGTCCTTTAATTGTTTTGAAGACCATGTTATTTTGGGCATTCTGTCAATTGGTTGTTTATCTGCTTCAGAATATGTTAAGAACTCTTTACTATGTTTTGGTTTTCCCTCAAACCGAGTTCCCCGTTTCTTAACTTTAGATATTACATTCTTAAGAACTTTTTGCACCTGTTGTAATGTTAAATTATTTTTTGCTAGAAGGGTTTTATATTGTTTTTTTGATAATAATCTGTAAAGTTCTGTTTCTGCTGTAGCACTTTTTCTTTCAGGCTTCTTAGGCGCATATTTTTGTTTGGCATGAGAACGGGCTTGTTCTGCTGAAAACCGTTGCTTTCCTGTTTTCTTATGTTTCAATGAAAGTAACCATTTAACATATTCTTGTTCAGTCATGTCTTCTTTCAACAAAATTTCGCCCATTGTTCTCACCCCTAATAGAAAGGAATATTTTCCTTCTTCTTGTTCTTTGCCTTTTGATGTGTAATCACATTAGGCACATTATCTGGTTGCTTTCTTACCTTGGTGCTTGGGTCAGTTGCTACCATATCGTAACTCTTACTTTCAGTCACTCCTCTTTCATTGTGTAACTTGTTAATCTTCTTAACAAGTTCCTGCTTTGCTCTCTTTATTTCGTCTGTCATTTTAACGCCTCTTTGGGTCAGGGTCTAAGTGAACCTTATTTTGAGTTTCTAAATATTTTACTGGAATTTTCTTCCCACTAGCAAGGAACTTTTGTAGTTGTCGCCATTGTTTAAAACTAGATTTTAGGAAAGTATATGGAGGAGAATTTTCTCCATCCCCTATTCCTTTAATTACCACATCAAATTCAAACCATCCTAGTTTTTCAAATATTTTATCAAATTCTCTTGTAACTCTTCTCTTAGAGTAATCTTGTAGTTCTTCCCACGTTTGCCATCTTCTATTAAATTCTTTACTAGGGTATGTCGATACTTCTCTTTTATAATATCTTTGATAACCATATCTGTTTGGGTCAGAAGTATGTGGTTTGCGGTCATATCTTCTTACATCAAAGAATCTTTGTAAGAAGTGAAAGAACTGTGCGGGGCTGCTATATGGGTGGTCAGGTTTTGTAGGTTCATGGCCCCAAGCCTTATTATTTCTAACTCGACTTGCTACTTGCCATAATGTTGTATAAGCGTTATCAATTTCTGGTTTTAATTCTGTCCACTTATTTTTATACATATCTAGTTCTCTACTAAAATCCTCATCTTTAGGGTCTATTCCTATATGTTCTTTTAATCGTCTGGTATTTTCATCTCGTTGTGCTGCAAAATCATCGCCGGGAAATGCCCCATATAAACCCGGATTTTCTTCCAAAAGGTCTTCCAACCATTCAGGAATTTTATCGTCTTTTTTAAGCACTAATAACCAATTCATCTTGTTCGCCTTTCTGTCCTACTATCTACGTTTGTATTTCCTGCTTCTCTAGGTAAGCCTGTATTTCTTTTATCTGGGCCTGTTTCAGATGAAGGTTTATTTCTTGTTGCTGGTGGGTTTTCTTGTGGTGTAGGTGCATTACCTTGTTCCATCATTTGTCCCATTTGACTTGCATCAATATTTGTTCCAGCATAGGGGTCACGCTCAATTTGTCCCTCTTGACCTTTTGGTTGTTGTCCTCCTTCTGGTGGAGGTTTATGATATGAAAATCTTCCTTCATCGTCCATTTCAACTTCAAATCCTAAGTTCTTAATTGATGCAGCAATTTGAACTTCAAGTTCTCTTAGCCTTATCTTTGCTAATTCATCTTCCTCTTCTGAAGGAGGCAATCTTAATTCCCAATCTGTAATGCCAAATTGTTGTGTAATAAATGGCAATACATAGTCATTCCAAATTGTTTGTGCCATTTCAACTGCACGGTTTGTAACAAGAATTTGCATACCTTCATTGTTTAATCCACCACTAGCAGAATTGTCTGCCATGAAAATTTTAGATACCCCATAGAAAGCAGAAATCCTATCTCTTAGGTCTTCTTTAACAGCAATGTAATCCATCTCTTTTAGAGTGTTCATAAAATTAATCCACTCAATAGAACCCTTACCATTTTCTGCTTCTATTCCCATTACAGGGATAAAGTGCGGGTCTTGTTCCATCTTTTCTTTAACGCCTCTCCAGAAATTTTTCATTGAATCAATGTTTCTGGTTTGAACTGCAAGCAATCCTCTTGGCATTCTGCTCTTAGTATAAGAAGAATTTACATAATTTTCCATAGCAATTAAAGTAGTAATGTGATTCCAAAGAGTAAGGATTGGTGATAACCCATAAAGTCTGCTTGGATTATATTTGCTAAAGTGTAGAACTTCTCCTTTAATATAATACTGTTCTTCACCATGCGCTCTATTCACATAATGTATAGGATATGTTGGGCCACCACATTCTTCACAAAGTTCTGTCGGGTCATCAGATTTAAATTCTCTATGTCTAAGACAAGTAAATCCTTCATTACCTTTTGCCCCTTTCTCATCAGAATAAATTGCCATAGTTACAGGGTCACCCCTATACATTTCTTTGATTCTATGCATCTTAATTTCACTATTCCCATCTAGGAAATATTCTTTTACAAGAATAACATATGCATCATCCATAATGTTAAGGTCATCTTCCATTTCCTTAAGAACATCTATGAACATCTGTTCTGAACCATTAATATATCCTCCTAAGAATTTCTTAGCATATTTTAATTGGTCTTTGTCCGGCTTCTTTAAATTTTGTGAACCACATTCTTGACAAACAGGAGTAGGAGATTTATGTTTCTTTCCACAATCAGCACACTTAACTACAAACTTCTCATCCCAATGATAGCCCCTTCTAAATATTTCATTCTTTAATTGATTAGTGCAAGTTCTAACTATTACACATTGTTGGGCAACGTGATAAATCACAGGCCCGGTTATCATATACGAGGCATCTTTTTCTTGAATACCCGGATTGAATACTTTTCTATCCGCAGGTTTAGGAGTTCTTCTCCTAAACACATTACGAAGAGAAAATCTTCTTTGTTCTTCTTCTACCATCTATTATACATCCATCTTTGAATTTTCTTCTAACTTACTAATTGAATCAATATCAATGTCCCATTCATTCCAATTGAAATTAGTGTTGTCTTTGTGATTGTGATACTTCATTAACTTAAACAATTCATCTTTCCTTTGCTTATACCAATCTTCTTTCTTATTCTGCTTTTTAATTTTTATTAGTTCTAATAATACTTTTGCATTAGGCCCCTTCATTCTAAAGTGCGGCATACATTTTGTTAATAACTTTTTAATATCTGAGCCGGAATAAAAGTTTAATCTATTTACAGGTCTAGTATCTTGAGGGGATTTTTGGTCTAAATGTAATCTTCCAATGCTTCCTAATGATTTATACATTTCAGTCATAAATGCTTTTCCTCTTTCTCCGGTTGCAATTAGTCCTACTCTAGGGTTATGATTTCTATCCATTGTAATATAGCCATCGGAGTCAATAAATGCTGCTGTATATGCCCATATATTCTTTTTGATTTCGTCATTAAATTTATAGTATGCTCCATTTACAGAAGTTATGTTTTCTTCCCTAGCAAGTTTTGCAATTACCGCAGAAGAAGTTTTATCGTATAAATTCTTATCTAACGAATCATGTATTTCTCTTGCAGAAATTCCGGGATTATCACAAACCGATTTAAGTATCTCGGCCTTCACTACCGCCTTAGTGCTAGGGCTTATAGAGGTTTCCTTTAGAATTGCCTTAAATTCTCTTTTGGCTTTTGTTGCTTTCTTTAGATTCTCAGCATAACCCTTACCATAATATTTACCTTTCATTTCTAGGTTTGCTTCCCAATTCTTACAAAGAGCATCAATAACATTTCGCCTAGTGTCTTCATCACTAATCTTACTTAACTTTAATAGGTGGGTTTCATTACAAGTCATACTTTGTAAAGGAGCCTTATACTTCTTAACCCAATATATTGAATCAATGCACTTATGTAAATAATCTGTGTAGCCATCAATCACATTATCTATAGCCTTAGTAAATTCTATCTTCTTTTCACCCTTAAGAGTTCTTCGATGCATTCTCATCTCTTTAATAACGTCAGGTATAGTATGTCCTTGAATTTTATATTGGTCTGGATAAACATCTAACATCTTTTTAGCATCTGTTAGGTTCATATTAAATTCTTGGGCATAATCCTTTGCTATCTCTTCATGGCTTCTAATAGGCTTATCTCCTAACCACGCCCTATTAAGTTGTTCAATTTCTTGTGTTAATTTAGACTTTTCATTTAGAAGTTTGGCTTGTTCTTCCAAAGTTTTTGCCTCTTCTTTCTCTGCTTCTGATTCTAATACCATAATTCATACCCGACCTAAAAATTTAATCCTACCATGCTCGCGTTTTGCCCGTATAGCGGCTCCTCAGGGGCTTCAAAGATTCCCATGTCATCAAGCAGCATAAACGCTTCTGTTGGAGTCTGTGAGGCCGCATTTGCTAATGCTAGTCCCATCACTAAGTCGTCATGTGCGCCTACTCCCTCAAACTTCCCAGATTGGGTAATAGAAAACATAGATAACTCTTCTAATAAGGCTTGAGACATCTTTCTACTGTTATTATCACCATAAGGAAGGTGTAATTTATTGTTTTCAAAATTCATTTGAAGATTTAAGATGATTTCTTGTTTCTTTCTTCTAGTTGTGTCAAAATCTCGAACATTTAAGTCAGAAACTGCCCTTAGTTCTTGAGTAAAGGCTTTTGCAAACGTATTTGTTTCATATAGTATAACCTCAGGCTCAAATACTTGACCAATTAGCCTTAATTTATCAATATTCTCTCTAAACTGAACATTCTTGGCCCTATCCACATGAACAATGCTTTTATTTTTCTCATCATCAACTTCTAAAACCATAATTACGTTATAATCGCCATCTGTAGAGATAGCAGGGTCAACACCAACATAATATTTGTATCCTTTATCCTTTCTGTGACCCAATTTAAGAATTAAGTCTTTATTTTTAGCATTTTCCAAGTGTTCTTGTCCGAAAAGTGCCGTGCCTGTTGAAACAGGAATACATAAATACTCTCTTGTAAACTTTAATGAACCAATCTCTGCTTTTCTTTGCATTAGAGCATCATAGTCCCATCTTTCAGGCCATAGTGGTTCATTCATAGAATCTAAACACGGATACTTTCTAACTGTATAAGCAGCATTCTCTTCTAACTGTGAGAAAATATCAGTATATGTGAAAGGGGTTCCTATCATTCTTAAATTAGCAGTATGATGCAGAGTTGGTATCATATCTCCGAAGAACCAATCAGTAACTCTTTGAATACCTGTTAAACTAAACTCTTTCAAAGGGTCGTCAATAATAATTTCTTGAGGGTGAAGACCACGAATCTGTGAACCTACTGACCTTTCAAGAATAGAGTTTCCATTTGTTAATGTAATGTTTCCAATAGCCCAACCTCTTGAAGGTCTAAACTTTTTTAGTTGTGGTAGATTAAAATACCTATCAATTTCTCTCATGTGAACTAGGGTCTGCTTTTGGTTAGAGGAAATGTAAAGCATTTGGAATGGGGGTTCTTTGAATACTAAATTCCACACTACCCAAGAATGCATAAAGACAGACTTTCCGTGGTCACGACTACAAACAATAACACTTCTATCTGTGTCTTGCATAGTTTGAAGCCACTCTTGCATATATTCAGGATACATCATTCCTAGAACATTTTGAAAGAAATATGGAAATGAATCCTTAGACATTTCCATGTCCATTCTGTGGGCAAAATTTAATTCTTCTAATTCTACCATTATCTTTCACCTTCTGCTTCATTCCATTCTTGTGCCATTGCTGTTGGAATATAAATTACCAAATCATTATTTCTTTCTTCTGCTCTTGCTACATGGAAGTCTACAACTTTCTTTGGAATGTGTTCATAATATTTTGTTATATCTGTAGGATTAACATCAAAGAATTTTCTTCCAAAAGAATCTGCCCAATTCTTTCCTCCCAAAGACTTGTTATTTAATAAACCTATAGCGGCTTTGTGGCCCATCTTAGACATTTTCATTTTCTGTAGTTTTGCGCCAATATTTGTAAATCCTTTCTTTCCACCGTTTGCATAGTCTGGATGAACTCTTGCTCCTGCTAAGGCCCACCATTTACCGTGGTCTTCAAACCCAGAATAACCTATGATTCTATTATTATCCCAAGCAGTAAAATAGTCACCATCAAAAGTAAATGGGTTTAAACCTACAGGATTAGTTCTTCTTGCGGGTCTTGGATTATCTGGATTTGATTCAGTCCAAACTTCAACTATTTCATCTTCTGAAAATAATCTTGCTGGAAATGTAATTCCTTTGTATGCTTTTACAATCTCAAACCAATCCAAATTCCCACCACCTAAATCTATTTAATTTAATTTTGCGTAAAGGCAAATTCTTTTTTCCCATTAATATCCCATTTCAAATTTACTTGGACTTGTTAGTTCTCTTGCTTTTTGACAACAGAATCTAATTTTTTGAGTGGATTGTAGGAACCAAAAAGTATCTTTTTCAAGCCTAAATTGTTCTTCTAAATAATTACACAACTCTCTCCTAGTCATGGCTTCAATATCAGAATCAATTTTTAACTTAAGAATTGGCCCGGTTTCTGGTGGTAGCCTTGCATCTAACACAACATATATGTGACCCATCCAATCAATGAGTTTACTAATTATTCTGTGTCTAAGTTTCATTTCTTATCAACTACCTTATGTTCAAATAAATAATCTGAAGCATCATCAACAGATGACCAATCGTGTTCATCCAAATCATATTTATCTGCGACTTCCTCTAAATCATCTATTGCCTCATCAACAGGCTTTTTCTTTACGATGTTAAACCAGTTCATCGGAACACCGCCTTTACATGATAAACGACATCTTCATTAACACCAAATTTCTTTGCGATAGTGTTCATATTATCAAACTCACTAACAATACCAACAATGTCAGTTGCAGTAATTTCTACGTTATATCGCTTCTTCACAAAGTCTATTGTATCGTTAACATTGTCAAAATCGCTGGTGTCTCCAAAGCCTAGATAAGTAGGCTTGTTTAACATCTTTCTAATTTCATCATGGGCAACTAATATAGAACGCTCTGGTATAGATAGTTTAATTTTATCTCCTCTTTCAGTATGAAGAGACATGAACTTTTCAACTTGTGCTTTCTTTGATAAATCCTTTTTAAACAATTTAGACTTAGAGGCAATAAATATTATTAAATATTTATACATTGGTGTAGGCTTACCTGCTTTCTCATATTCTCTTGCAAGTCTTTCTACACTTTGTCCTTCAATCTTTAAATCATCTAAGGAAACATTATCATTTTCTTTTGCAATCCTTTCCAATATGTGTCCAAAATACTGATATTCTAGGGACATATTTTCAGTAAATTCTTCAAGAATAGTTAGAACGTTTTGAACAGAGGTTTCAAGATTTTGCTTAGAAGGAGAAGTAGTAGTCAATGCTGTTCTGTATTGGTTTATCTGAAGCAAATCATTATTATCAATCAACCCAATTCCATATTCTAAGAATATAGTAAATAGATGAGAAATTAATCTGTCAGGTGCGCCTCGCGCCATAAATCGCGCTAACTCGCCCTTTCGTAAAAATTTAGGAACGTCCTTAAAAGGTTGCATTTCTCCTTGTGAAGGTTCTACATAATAGTCTTGTATTGCTTCTAATACATTTTGCATAGACTCTTCAAACTCTCCTAAATCTTCTCTAAGTGAACCTAAATGTCCTAATCTAAATCTTGAGAAAACGTTATATAATTCTCTTTGTGACGCATCTTCTTTCTCTTCTCTTCCAGCAATTCCTCCTGATGGCATATCTACTGCATCCCAAATCTCCGGCATAGAAGTTCTATCTAATGGGTCTTCTAAGAGATTACCTATTGCTTCTAATAAGTCTAAATGAAATTGTTCTAACTCATCAAAAGAAGGCAAATCCTGTTCTCCTAAATAGTCTGCATTAAATTCAAATGCAGAGCCTCTATGTCTTAGAAACTCATTAACTTCTTGTGTATAAGGAATATAATAAAATTCTCTTTTTGCATCAGAAATCATTTCTTTTCTATTTTTATGTTCATCTAATAGTTCTTGTAAGTCCTCTGCTATACCAGCATCCATTTCGTTTTCTTCTTTAATTTCTTGTTCTAGTACCTCCAAGAATTTCTCCCATGACTTCTTATCAAAGGGGTCTTCTACAATTCCTTTCTGAGCAGCAATTGCGTAAAGAGGGTCAACATCTGTTATTCTAGTTTTACGACCTGTTTGCTTTTTAAAGTTCTCAGCCGTTTCTTCAACTGTGCCACCACCTGTGCCAAACTCGCTGGTTGCGCCAGTATTTCCTGTAACATCTTCTTCGTTTACACCATAAAGGTCTATCATTTCTTCTTCTTCATCTATAGCGAAATCATCATCTTCTTCTTCACCAGAACGGTCATCACCTGCCTCATCAAACAACTCTTGTATTTTTGTCATTATTGCATTGTGAACATTATCTAAAGTATCTAATTCGTCATCACTTGCAACAGGATAATGCACAGTTCTACTTTTAATAACATAATTCATACTATCCATTTTTTCATATAGTTTGTGTAATACCTCTAATTCCTTGTCTAAGGTATGGAAGAAAGTCTCTGATTCTTTTCTATTAGTAATTGTTGTCTTCTCACCAACCACTTCGCCCTCTTCATTTAGAAGTTCTTCGACTTCTTTTTCAAGTCCTTCCCAATTAAGTAACAATTCTTTAATTGCATTTTGCAAGACTTCATATTCATCATACACACCAGACCAGAAGTCATAGAATTTCTCTCTTGATTTAATATATTTAGGGTCAATCACTCCTATTAATTCTGAGTCATCAAATCTTTCAATTTTTAGTTTTCTTTTCCTGTCTGTTGTTTCAAGAGCATCTGATAAAGAAGAAAGTCCTAATGCATAGTGTGACATAAACTCTTTACCTTTTAGGGTATCCAACATATCATCTAAAAATTTCCTAGTATCTTTGTCTTTGTTTACTAAAGTAATATCATCAATGTTAAGAGCAGATTTGAGTTGGTTGGGTCTTAGTTTTCTATTGCGATATTTGAAATTAATTAATATTTCCTTTAATGATGTTTTACTTAACTTACCTGTATCGGTTCCTTTAGTAAGAAACTCAATATAGTCTTCAATATATTTATCAGAAAATCCTCTATCTTGTAGTTCTTCTGTAACATCCTTGATACTTGCATCTCTATCTTGAGATTGAGTAACTTCTATAACATCACTTCTAGGAACATGGTCTTCTTGGAACTCTAATGTTTCTGCTTCATCCATCATATCAGCATATACCATCATGTCTTTAATATCATACTTATCCATGTAGGCGTGTCTTGTCAAACCAATATAATCTTTAATCTCCATCTTGTGTTACCTCCACTAAATCCTTCTTTTCAAGCCGTCCCATAAGTGTATACATCTGGTCTTGAATAACTTCCCCTTTCTTTTCATATTCTAATAACTCTATATATACAGATGAATTATCTATAATATGTTGAACCTTTTCTTTAACTGCATCTACTAAACCTTGAACAATATCATCTTGATTTTTCTCCGCTAGTTTAATTAATTCTTTTAACATATCTAATTGTTTCTTTTCAACATCTTCATCCAATATGCGATTCTTCATGCCATTTAATTTCCTACTTCCATAATAATAATCTAACTTGATAATAGTATGCAGGATACTTGAAGGAGTAACATCGTGTAGATTTTCATCATATTCTTCAAACTCATCTAATAGTGTATTTAATGTATTGGTTTTTGTCATTGATATGTCTATTCCATCATCAGCATCTCTAAAGTTTTTCAGTTGGCTAACAAATATTTTAGCCTTTTCCATAGACACTCCAAGATGATTAAATTTATACATATCTTTAACAGGTTTAAACATTGGCTCATCTGTTTTTCTACCTTCTAAAAGAGAAACTATTGAAATCGCCATTCTATTATTGCCTTTTCCGTAAAATTCTTTTAACTCATTATTAACAGCAGCAACATCATTTCTTGCTGTTTTAATAATTTCAGGTAGTTTTTCAAATAAATCTACTTCTTCCTTGGTGAATAAATTTGTTCCCTGTTGTTCACCTTGGTAATATTTTTCTAAAGTTTGTAAATCATCTACTACTGCTCTTGCTTCGTCAGAACTAGAGTTCATAACATATGTATAAAACTTAGGAAATTCTTCTCCTCTCTTTCTATAAATATTTCTTAATTCTTTAATTTTCTCAGGAGCAACACCGGAGGGGTGAGTTTTAACATAACTATCTCTTTTACCGCCTTCTCCCCTATCATAAGATTCTGCTCTATCATCTCTAGTGTAATACTCTGATTGTTTATCTTTAGCCTTTTCAAACAATGCTACCAACTGTGAAGAAACTTTTCTTTTTGTTTTTACTTCTTCTCCTGTTTCCACAACGTTTCTTAAATTTAAAGTCCCGGATGTTAATATCGTTTCTAACGTTGCAGAAACTCCAACTTTCCCCTTAATCATTAATAACGATTGTCTTGCATTTTCAATAGCCTTTTTGCTTTTTGTTTTAGGCGTAGGCATAAATTCTATTTTCTTTCTCCAGCCTTTGCTTCCTAATAACTTTAAGTAGTTTAATGCATCTTCTTCGCCTTCTACCTTATTAGTATAACTATTTGCATCTATGCTTTCTTTTTCTCTTTGCACCCTATCAGAAACATCTGCCTTTCCTAATAGTTTCAATAGAACAGATTTACTAGCACCACCAGTTCTAGTAAATTTAATTTGGTTCCCTGTGCTTCTTTGTTCAAACTTATTGATAATATCTTTTACTTGCTCTAAATGGTTAGGAGTAATTACTAATGGGCCATTTTCTATTTTGGCTTTCCCTAAAGTAATCACAATTTCAGAACCTGTTTTTTCAACAGTAACATTATAGTCTTTAAAAGCCTCTTGTATTTCTTTCATTGCGCCTACTTGCTTAGTTCTATATTCTTTGTCTGTTATGTAATACAATAGTTCATCATCATCTTCATCTATCAACTCTAATAGTTCAGCCTTGTGCCTTGATAATACATCCATCTTACGTTGTCTATTTTTACCAGCCCAACTTCTAAACCCCTTACCTACAAACTTCTGTAGGGGTTTCTTGTCACCTTCTTTAAGGGACTCTAATATCTCATCAAATTTAAATTCTGATGTAGACTTTTCTTGACGCTTTTTACTTTCTGCTGTAAGTATCTTATTTAGTCCTTCAACCACTTTCAATGCTTCTGCGGCAATAGTATCTTCTTGTTCTTTAAATTCACTAGGGATTTGTTTCTTTTGAGAAAGAGCAGTAACTTTATTTTTAACACGAATAATGTTTGTCTTATCTTCTTTCTCTGCTTCACCTAAGATATAATCTGCACCTTTATCTGTAGTTAAAAAACCCGCAACATTTGCAGGTTTTGGCAAAGCCTTTAACAAATTTTCCCAAGCCACTCAATCACGCCGTAAACCAATCATCTTCTTTTATTCCTTCTGGTATAAACAAGAAGGATTTATTTGGATTCTTTCTGACTTCTTCTTTAAAGCCAGTTACAAAATCCGGTTTGTCCATGTTTGGTGCAACGCTTCGACCCCTATTTGTTACCTCAGGGAATCCTTTTAAGTTGTCATCTTTGAGCCTTTGTCTATTTAATCGGAAAAGACCCTTCTCAACCAAACTCATTATTATTGGATTTTCCCCATGCTTTAGATTTACTAGTTTACCCAAACCAAACTGTTCCATCATGGCTCTTTGTTTTTTAAGGGCACTCTTACTATTATCATCATACCATGTTCTAATGTATAGAACTGCTGCTTCTGCATTTGTTAAAGGAACATCGTCAGGCATAAACACCATGTCAGTATCGTGTGGTAAATCTATAGTAACGCTATGGTAAGGTCTTTTAGTATCTTCCTTAATAGTAAGCCCTATCTCATTTGATGCCAAAGACCAAACTTGTCTACCATGTGATGCTTCTCGCTCTAATGGAACCATACTTTGTCTATCCATCTTCCCCCACTTAGCCTCATTAAACTCTACGTCCCAATCGCGTAATTCCCAAGAGTCAATGTTTACTTTACCATATATTCCTCTTTGGGAATTACTCATTAATCTTGGCCTAAATTCGTTATTCTTTCTTTTAATCCACTTAGTCATAGTTCTTTCTTGATTGAACTTATCCATCCATGTTCCTGTAGTATCAAAGACTAATGTTTTTAATTCTGGAAACTTATCCAGAAAGAAGAAACCTTCTTTTTCTCCACCCATTGTAGTGCCCATTTTAAGCACCTTTTCCCATATCTCTCTCTTATCCATTTTATCACCTAATCTTGAACTTCATCCCTACTTCTTTTTGTTTCTCCTGACTTACAATCCCAAGGGCGAAATGCATGAACATCTTTTGCTCTTTGTCCGTTTGTTGGAGAACTAAAAGATTCTAATATTTCTTTATGTATATCACAAGATTGATGTCCACAGTTTCCGCATTTCCATGTTGCTCTCATATTACATAATGGGTTTCTGCAAACGCATTCATCTTTTGTTTGTGGTGCAACATCTGTTTCAACTTTATCATCAGGTTTAGTTAAATCTGAAGTTTTAAACTTTGTTTTACTTTTACTCCTAGTCCTCTCAACATGGGGAGATGGTTCGCGGGTTAAAGGTTGTGGGCCGACAGGCCGAGGGCGATTGATTAGTTTGAGTATATTCGTCCATTCATTCGCCATATGAAAACCTCTCATTTAATTTCTTCTTTCTCTCATCGCAACCGCAGCCTTTGCCTCTTACTTCATTGATTGCGTAAACTGCTTTCTTAATACCTGTAGCAGTTGTGATTCTTTCTATGGTGTCACCCAAGCCTTTGTCTTCTTTAAGTAATGCTTTCTTCCAACTCATAATTACATATCTCCATATTGGAATAGGGTAGGAGAACTATCTGGTTTTACTGTTCTAGTTTGTACTAATGGTCTTTTTGCATCCATCTCTTGTTGCATATTAGAATGCAATAACTCTCTTACTTCAACAAACCATTCGTCTATCTGTTTAGCGATTTCTCCTAACCTCTTATCTTCAATTTGTTTAGCAGCCTGTTGAATGTTTTTACCACCTATTGATTGTCCTTTTACCATCTTTATTTGTCTTAAGATGTTATCCACCTTATTTAAATTAAAACGAATCCTTTTGGTGTCACCTGTGGCGTGAACCATTAAGTCCTGTTTAAGTATATCTTCCCATTTCATACTTCATTCCTCCTTGCGTCTAATGTTTCTTGTGTTACATCTGTTAAGTTATCCAAAGACTCTTTATGATTTTCTAATGCTTGAATCTCTTTTTGTTTATCTGCTACTGCTCCCGGCGATAATTGAATCTCTTTACTTCTTTGCCCCAACCTTTCGCTTATATCCTGAGTCCTCAATTTTTCGTCTTCTCTTTTTGTCTTGGCATTTTGAAGTTCTTGAATTAATTTATTTGTTGTGGGGTCTGATTTTGGGTCTTTCTTTAATCTTTCAAGCAAGGCATCATTTCTTTCATTTTCTTGTTGTTTTGTTTGTTCACGCCTAACTAATCCTGCTCTTGGTGTCCATTGTGGGGTATCTGTGCCAACAGGTGGTTTATTTCCACCATATGTTGTTTTAAGGTTCTTTCTCCAATTATCTCTTTTAGCCCTACTAAGTGGATTTAATATGTGAGACATTGTGCTTTGGCCTGTTTTACCTGAACCCGATAACATTGATAGTCTTTCACCCATGTTAGTTTTACCATCTGGGTTACGAAGTGCTTCTTCTCTTTCTGCATCGCTTAAGTGCGTGGTTTCTCCTATAACTTCCTCTCTTGTCTTACCACGAAGGTCGGATATTTTGTCTGCTGCTCCTGTTACTGCTTGTCCAAACTTTTTACCTGCTGCTCTCAATGGTGCAGTAAATGGGCTTTCAGTAGCATAACTTACTGCTGCATCACCTGTGCCCCTTAATGCACTTTCTGCAAGGTCTTTTGTTTTATCTTTAGCGCGAGATGCAGTATCTTTAATCTTTTTATTTCTTTCTGTTCTTTTGGCTTCTGCTTCCTTAACTTTTTGAGAATGTTCTTTATCTGCTTGTTCTTTTGCCTTTCTTCTTGCAGCGTCTTTCTTTTTCTTTGCTTCCATTTTTTCATTGTGTCTTTTCATTCTATCAGATACAACGGGAAATTCTTCTAGTTGAGTAGTTTCTGGTGCGGTTGCTCTTTCTTGTCTTCTAGCAACTTTAGATTGAATCTCTTTTTTCTCTTTTCTTGAAACGCCTGTTTGAGTAACGGGTCTATCTTTTCTTGAACTCCTTAAACTTTCTTCTGCTAATCCTGCTCTTGCAGGGCTATCTTTTGGCGGGGTCGCCACCTTAGCGACTTCAAACCAAGCAGCAGTTGCATTCATTAAATCACCTAATAATATGTTTCTGCTTGTCTTCTACCTTTGCGCGGCTGTGAACAAGCGGGGGCAGTTTTACTTCCTTTTTCTTCTACACAAATAGACCAAGATTGTTGATTCCATTCTTGATATTCTTTAATATTTTGTCCACGCCTTCCTATGATTAACCCTGCTGCGCCGGGTTTTGTTATTATTCTTATCTTTTTCATCATTCTATCTACAGTTATGCTAATTAGGTGTTTTGCCATCTTCTTTCTCTCAAAGAAACTCCACAAATTACTCCTAATCCTTTTATCTCCTGAAGGCCTATTTGACCTTGGACTTCTTGTTTTTAATAATTCAAACCATTCTTCCATTAAATCACCTCTCCTCTTGTCTTAACTTATGTTGCCATGAGGAATCAAAAAATTGAGCATCTGTATCGCTCTTAGGGTCACTAACAAAACTTGGCTTTTTCATTTTAGGTAATTTATCTTGAACCATTTTAAGTCTATACAATACTACAAATCTATTACACTCATCACAAACTCTGCCATCACATAAAGGCTTACCATTGTTCCCAAATCCCTCATAGGGTTTACCACATAAAGCACAAATCTTTTCATCTTCCATATCTTCTGGTTGTCTAACCGTCTTAAGTGCTTTATCCCAACTCATATTATTCTTCCTCTAAAATGTCTCTTAATATAACTTCTGTATCTAATAGAAATTTACTGTCTTTTGGCCCAACTAATGTGCTGGCTGTAATAAAAGCAAGACCTCTAAGAACAGTATCTATATGATATTTCATTTTATCTGTTACTTTGGCATCAGCAGGTAATTTCTTTCTAGGAACCCTTGCCCATTCTTTACCGTCTTTCCTTTTATTCGCCTCTTGTTCTTTTATATATTCTGGTGTTCCCCACCTATGCTCATCAGGATGATAAAAGTATGCCATTTCATCTTCTTTGGCTAATATCTCTTCCATTGATTTCATTACTGCACCACCACGAAGTTTCTTCTGTTTAATGCGCCTAGTATCTCCTTCTTCATTTTTAACATAATCACAAATTGTATTATCATTTGTTAACTTAACCCACATTTCTGGAAAACTATCCATTTGAGTTCCATGATTTCTTAACCATACTTCTTTACAACTATCGCAAACATTCACATTTTTAGTTGCGTGCCTCCAAGAAGCAGGATGAACCTCCATGCCTTCTCTTTCTAATGCCTCTCTAGTAACTTTAGGCGCACATTCTCTACATACTCTTGGAGTTGGTTGTCCTTCTAATCCTAAGTTTTTCCACTCCCTAGCAATTTGTTGTCTTCTTTTGTATGGGATGTTATAGATATATTCACCATTAACTTTAGGAACTTCTGCACCTACTCCTCTATATTGTCGCTTGCATTTTACGCAAGTGGCTTTTAATATGTTTTCCCAACTCATTGCATCTTCTCCTCCATCTTTTGTTTTACATCTAACCAAACTTGTGGATGATTCTGTGCTAATACTTCTTGAACAATCTGCATTTGCGCTACTATGATTGTATCCTGTCTCTTGTGAACTAACTTGCCCTTGAACTCCATTAGATACCGTAGGCTTTCCCTAATTTCTTTTGCCAACTTGGTCAAACTATCAATATATTTTGGATGCAATTCGTCCTCTTCAAAGAGAACATCAATCTTTTGCTCCAAACGGGTTATGTTCTTCGATAGACTGTCTATCTCGTCTACCTCTTTCACGGCTATAATACTTGCCGCCGCCTTCTGAACCAATGGCTGAAGATGTTTCCTCATGTGCCTCTTTACCTGTTCTTCTGAACATTTCAAAAGCATAGACACGCCTTTGGGTGTAACAGCACCACTATGTAATTGCTGTTCTAATTCACCCCTTAACTCATGTATGCAGAAACTACACCGAGGATTAGAAGCATCTACATAATCCCCCATATGATTTCTATGATGCCTTGCAGTTGTTCCGCTAGGCCAATCCATTCTGTTATCTAAATCATCGGCAGTAATTGCCATTGTCTCTAATTGTGCTTCTAAGTCATCACGTTCTTCGTGATTACATAATTTACATCTTCTTCGCTTTACCATGCTAATACACTCTCCCAACTTTTCTTTACCTTAGTGTTCTTTTTCTTAGGTGCAGACTTTTTCTTTGGAACTTCCTTTTTCTCTACCAGACCCGGCATAAATACTGTTTCTTTTCCGGGGGTTCTCTTACAATGCCCAGATAGAATCGCAAGATTTTTCATCTGCCTTCTTGTAATATTAAGTGAAATACCCTTTACCTCACCAATGAATTTATCATAGTCTGCTATTCTCTTAACAGTCTTACTGTCCTTTAAACCTATGTCAATAAAAGTAAATGCTTTTAATCTGCCATGTGCATGAGAATCCCTAAACATACCTGTTGTTTTATTCATTCCCCAACCGGGATTATTTTTATCTCCAATCATTTCAGCAACATAGTCTTTAACTGCGTCTATTTGCATTAGTTCTGCCGCAGTAGTTCCTTTACCTGTATCTACAATCTTAAGTTTAAGATGTTCAAAACTAACATCTTCTTCTAGTGCTTTGACTACTTCACTTAAAACATGAAGCAATCCGTTTTGGATTAACACCTTCTTGCGAATAAGCATCTTTTTAACTTCATACAAATCTCCACTACCTGCAAAGAACGCTTGCCACATTGGAGGCTCTGCTTGGTTTTCAGCAGTATTATACCAATCTGAAGAAACTGCTTTTATAGGCTCCTCTTTACCGCCAAATATTTTAGCCTTTAGATTTCTATATTTAACATAGTCATCTGTTCTGTAATGTCCATAGACTTCAACAACATCTTCTTCCTCATCATAGTCTGCATTACTTCTATTGACTTCAGCCCAATTAGGAATAGTAAATATAATGTTTCTAGGGTCATCTTTTGTGTCTCGCATATTTTTTAATTTTACATATACTTTAGTGACTTCCTTTTTATCTTGTTCTGTTATAGCCTCATTCATCTCTAACATATCATCTAGTAATTTAATTATGTTATGTCCACCGTCAGGTATTTCGTTTTCCTTATTCCTAGATACTTCCAACTCACCATGACTTGCAACTAAATCGAGTAATGTTTTATCAGAAGTTATACCTAAAGCATCTCCTTTCGCAGACTCACATTCAGTCTTCCAACCTTCATATGCATCTTTAAACTTAGAAGAATCAAATGTTTGGGTTCCTTGAGAGCCATCAATATTAACTACTGTTGAGGACTTCTTCTCTTTAACCATATTATTCCTCCTTACGATTATCCTCATGTGTTGACATTAAACCTGCCGTCCCTGCCACAGCAGCACCCGCCAACGGTATTACCTTTTCCATATCGCATTTACAATCTCCGCCGCAACTACAATCTTTCTTTTTTCCACCATAGGATATATTGAATAAAGCATCAGTTCCTCCACCTGATGATAATATTGCTCCACCTTCTTTAATTATATTCCACCACTTCATAATCTGTTCACTTCCGTTATTAAATCTTCATAGTATTCGCTATCTGGATTGTGTAGTATCCAAACTTCTTTTTCCTTTTCTTTAATTAGAACTCCTAGCGGGTCGGTTCTTTGAAACCCGAATGTATTTACAAAGTCTGTAGGAATATCGAAGTTTTTAGTAAGAGTCTGCGAGCGAATTTTATAGTCGCTTTTGAATAAATTAAACCACATATTAATTATACTCCTTTATTGCTGTTTTAATTTTAGAATATAATGGGTGCTTTGTATAAAAATTAATTTTATATTTATCTCCTTCTACTTCTGGGGGAATGGGTTTAAAAACGTTTTCAGGATTATCACTCTTTATTTCAATAATCATCACATTAGTAGGTTCTTGTTTTACTTCTTCTTTAAAGCCCATAGCCTCATGGTATGTTTTTATATGTTCATCATTAAAAAATTCAAATCCATCTTTTCCTACAAAAGGTATTTTTGGCGCACCCATCCATTCTAAGTTTCTATTCATTCTTTCAACTGCATCATCCGTCATGTCACCTCTAACCCATTGATTCATAATTCCTTCTCCCGCAGATTTACCGTGCTTTCCATGTGTCTCTAGGAAAAAAGGAATGACTTTTGGTTTGAAAAAATCTGCCTTTATTTCTTTAGGAGAAACATCATCTTTAGTTCGTTGTAACATTTTGTCTGATAAAGTGTCAAATTTAATCCAATTAAAAAGAACCCCTCCTGCCTTCTTATCTTCCTTACTTACTGCTACAATAAATTTAGTTAAATCCCCCCAACGATTCGGCTTCCCATGTCCTCCACTAAGAAACTTATTAATTTGTTTTTTTGTGAACTCCTGTTTTTCAATTAACTCAAACCAATTCATTCAATCCCATCCCCTTTTTGCTGGCTTTCTTCTGGGTATCTTTTTTCTTGGACTTACAACAGCATCTTTCCAATCTCTATGTTCTTCCCTATACCTTTCAGAAGGTTTCATCTCTCCTTCAGTTATATGTCCTACTCCTACCTGATGTGGTTTAAGGTCGTTAGTGTCCTTTAGTGGAGAATAAAGGTCTACACAATCTTGCCATTGGTCTATAATGTCATCCATACTTAGCCTGCCACTTTCATCTTTTTGTGTCATCGCATATAAATCAACACCGAAAAGTTTTGCACTCTTTTCTTCAAGATTTTCGCTTTCAAACAAATTACTAATGGTTACACAGTTCATGTTTCTAATAGTGTTGGTAATTTTCTTTATGTTAGCAGCAGTATTGTCAGCCATAGTAGACTCTAATACATACTCTGTTAACATTTCTTTAACCTGCTCACAACAAAACTCATCATTTTCTGCTACCATAACATCTTCTTCCATTGTTACAGGATACACTTGGCTTATCTCGTCTTCAGCCATTCCTCCTTCTTTGGTGTATGGCTGGTCTTCATCGTCTTCTGGTGCTGAAGGCTGACCTCCTCTATTTGGGCCACCACCGCCACCGCCTCCTCCGCGCCTATTATCTAGTTCGGTGTCCCTTTCAACCTTAGTCTTCCATTTACCATCAGGCCCCTTAGTTCTGACCTTTATTATATCTTCCCACTTCATCTTAAATCCTCCATTCCGGTACAGTTCTCATAAATAAACATTGTCTCATTTACAATTTTTGATAGTGAATCTAAATAAATTCTTCTGTAATTGTTTGCTTTTGGTTCTGGATTTGCGTGATTAAGTGCTTCTTGCAACTTTGAAAAGTATTTAACAAAATCTCCATCTCTTGCTTGCACATAATCAAAAACTTCTTTCTCTCTTCTAAATTCAGTATATTTTTGAAACAACGGGCCTACCTGTTTATTGAAATAATCCATTGCTGGTTTAACACATCTATCTGATTTAAGTATTGTTTCCCAGTTCATGTCATTTCCTCTTTTAGTATTTGTTGTATTCCTGTTCCTCTCTTAATATTTGTCTTATTGTTTTCTTAAACCTGTCAGACTTTACTCCACCAACTTCTAAATATGCGCTCATTAATCCCCGAATTAAATCCTTTGTTTTTGGTGAATCCTTCTCTAAATAAAACTTATAATAAAAGCGTTCTTTGTTATTAAACAATTCTGTTACTAATTTTTCTTCTACTTGTGCTGTAAGATTTCTAAACTGTCTTGCCATTATATCACCCGATAAAATGTCTTTTTTCCGTTCCTCCCAACACCGCGTTCCTGCTTAGTTGTAATATCCATACTCTCTAATCTCTTTCTAAGGAAAGAAGTTAAGTTTTCATCACTATCTTTTAGACCCGGATTCTGTTCCCTTAATGATTTAACAATGTCATCAATTGATGACCACCCTTCTGCAATGCTGAAATAACTAGTAATTTGTTTTTCTAAAGAATCGTAAAATTCATTGCTTCTCTTTCCATGTTTCTTCCTAAGATAATCTAAGTGTTTCATATCGTTAGGCTGTGCATACTTTTCAGCAAGCATTTCAAACTCCTTCATTTCTGAAGACTTAACTAATTCAAACCAAGTCATGTTTTCTGCATCCTTTCTGCACACTCTCGACAAAACGTCAAATCAATTTGCTTACCCTTAGCACTCTTACCATAGTCAATAGTGAATCTATTACGCGCACCCAACATTCTACCACACATAGCACATTTATTCTTAGGCATAGTTTTAGTGGCCTTTGGTTTAATCGCTTCCATTGCTCCTCCTCCACCACCCTCTAACTTTACTTCTCCTTCTTTAGCCTTTCTTGAACCTAATCTTGTTTGCATTTCAGGTGTAAAGTCTTTCTGCCTTTGAAGAACTTCTTTATGTCTGTCTGCAATTGGAGTATTTGCTCTTACTGCGTCCATCCAATTTCCTTCTTCATCTTGCATTATTCCTCTACCCATTACTCGCGTTTTTTTGTTTGGGTCAACTTCTTCTCGCTTCTCACCAGAGAATACATTAGGAGGTTGAATCTTCTTTTTCTTCCTTGGACGATTCTTATCAATATTATACCAGTTCATTTGCACCACCCATTTCTGCACATTTATCCCATGCATCTACTATTTGTTGCATTCCGGGCATTCCCATGTCAGCAAACATTTCTAGTTCTTGTCTTAAATTACTACAATTATAGTTCTTCCATTCAGAACTTTGTAATACTCCTCTTCCAATTTCTCCATATTCTCTTAATTGGTTTTCTGCTGCTTCTCTAGCGTGTTCACAACAAAGGTCATTGTTCTCATGTGGATTATTCTTAGGTGGCCCATCTAAAATCATTCGTGCTGCTTGAGCATTATCAAGTTTTAATATTTGAATCCAAGTCACTTCTCATCACCTTTCTTTTTTTGTTCCTCATCCCACTTTCTCTTATCTGACCTATCTAATCGCTTGCCCTTTTTACTTGGGTCTTTACCAATATACACTTGATTAGTATGTCCATCCATTCCGCTAAATCTATGGTCATCACACCATTGTGCGCCACAAGTAACACACGCCCACTCTGCTAAATTATGACATCCTCTTCCCATAGGTTGCCAAGAAGAACAAGCGTCTTTTGGGAAACTAGAAATATCAAAATCTTTCATGGTATCTTTAGCATCTTTCTTAGAAGTAAAACCTTTAAACTTCTTTTTCTTTGGCCCATCGCCTTCTTTCTTAGGTATATTAAATTTAACTATATTTTGCCATGACATAATATTACCTCCAATCTGCTTCTTTATCAAACGCACTTTTTTGTGATGCTGTAAGTGTTACTCCAGTATTAATAACATAGCCAATCTTGTATATTATTTTATCCCCTTTTCTAATGTTTAGAGTATTAACATACATATGATGTTTATCATTACGAGAAGTTCTCCAAGCATAATATCTAACAATATGATACTTTTCATCAGTTGAAGATTTTGCACCTACGAACCTTTGCCTGCTTGTGCCTGTCTTTTTCTTCTTTCTTTCATAGTCGTCTTTAATATCTCTAAGAATTTCTGCTTCCCTCTCTCTAACTAGACCTATTAATTTGTTATAATCATTATCTGCCCATCTAAATCCTTCTTTGAAATCAAAAGGAGGTACTCCGCTCTGCCATAAAGAACGTCTTTTCCACCTGCTTTCTACAAACTTCGTAAAATCAGGGTCAGCAGAACTTGTTTCTGATACTACGTCTTCTGCGGGCTTTAATGACCTACCCATTTCATCATCAAAAGGAGAAGGTTTAGCAGAGTCTGCTTTCCAAGGATTACCGTTTTTATCCAATGGGCCTAAAACTTCCTTTTTACCCATAGGAGTTACCTTAATCTTCCTTAATGCCATACAAGCAATCTCCTCTGGTATACTATCTGTATAAGTTCTATTAGTCATATACTTATTAAAGTTTGGAATATTGCTAATATTATGTTCTCTTCGCATCTCATGAAGCACTTCAGATTCTAAACTCTTTGTTTTAGTGTTTACCTTATCAAGCAAGTTCTTTAATTCGTCCCTACAAGAATCGTCCGTGTAAACATCTAATTTGTCATCAATCATAGTTTCGTCCATAACATCTCGTTGAACTTCATCACTATCATCTAAAACATCATATTCGTGAAGTCTAGTTTTACCCCTGCCCCTGTTAACATCACTTTGATACGCAGAAGCCCTTCTATCTTCCCAACCTATACCGTGTTCTCTAGCATAGGCTTCTGTAGCGTCTTCGCGCTCCTTTCTTTGACGCGCTTCTTCAGGCGTGAGTTTACGAGCCTTTAGGATGTCTCCCCAACTCATTCTTCTGCCTCGATTAATGTCTTCATAAAGTCCTTGAAAAATTTACATTCTCCGTTTGGATGTCTTGCTGCCATAATACTCCTCCTAATTGTCGCCCGGTTTAACTTATTTAACCATTAAAACTGAAAATTTGGCCCGTCATTTATTTGCCACTTGCGATTTTTCTTTTGCTCTTTTTATCCTATTCCCAGAATAAAAATAGTTTATTGTTTATTTAACTAGATAAAAACGTATTAATCTCTTGTATCTCTTTACGCGACCCGCGATTTATTAATAGTTAATTATGCACCTTTACCTTTAGTGCGCTCTCTCTATATGACCCATGTGCGCCTACTATTTAGAATGTGACTTGACACAATTAACATTTTAAGCCTGTTATAACTAAACAAATCATTAGAATATTAAAAGAAAAAAATCGACCCAAAGCATATGGTCATGTAAAATACATAGACCCGTCAGGAACTTCTTCCAACAACGATAGTCGTATTCAGCGTTCAATGGAGCATAATAGTGATAGCACTTATTATTGGCCTCATTCTCTGAATACTCATCGTTTGTTTACATCGTTCCATATGGTTGTCTATTAGGACGTATTACGGTATTACAAGGAGTAAACGCCAGCACTTGCGCGGTGTTAATAGAACTCTATTCATAAATAGAGCCTAAGCGGTAGTTCGTAGTTAACACAGCGGCAGGGTGCTTGGTCGTTTACTTCCTTGTAATACCCAAATGTCCATATAAGACATTGCCCGATAAATGGGGATATATGCCGTTACACTAACATGAAATGTATTCACTCCGTTGCATTGGAGAGCAAGAGTAAATTCCGGGACGTTTAGACTCTTGCTTTAGCAATCCCTGCACATTACTCTGCTCTCCAATCCTCTACGTTTACATACATTTCATTACACTACCATATGGTTACTTAGTCATGGAGTAAGGCAAGAATGTGCGTATTCAGTCAGGCTCCTAAGAGTCTGAGTCTAAATGTGGTGAATACCGCATTCTTGCCTTACTCCGAGCAAGATAATCCCATATCGGGTTCTTTTGATTTATGGTCTGTCTCAAACAGTTCAGATGCTAATCATAAACTTTTAGCAGAGACAGTACCGCTTAGGCTGAGTCTTACGACTCCCTTATGCACGCTAACTACCTCCGGCTGTTATCGTACCGCTAAAAGATTATGTTAACATCATCACAACTCACCAGACCTTTTCTTTTTTAATTAACAACCATATGGTTTAGTAAGTGGTTGGTTTAAGGCGGGAACCTATGTAGAATGTTAAACACGGCTGTTCTTAAGAACGAGCCTAAGCGGTAGTGTTGGAAATTCTACCGGGTTCCTCGCCTTAAGCACAACCCTACATAACCAGACATCGGGTAACATTCGGTTAATCCCAACATTCACTCCGTAGTATCTCCTGAACGGAACCTGTATTGACATTTAGATTAACGCTTAAGCGTTCATACTTGGTTCCCTTCAGGTTATCTCACTTCGTTCATTTAACCTCACTACCATATGGTAGGCTGTGCTTTGCTAACAGAATGCCCGATAACGGGACTTACTTCATTGTTACGATTTTACAGCAATTACCCATTTTTACTCTTAAATCGCCTAATTCCATTCCGCAGTTATTACATATCTCAATCATTATTTTTACATCCATTAAACCAGCACCAATAGAACGAGGAATCACATTCTTTACAATCAGGAGGGAGAGTATCTCTCATTCCTCTCCCCCCTTTTTACCAATAGCATATATTCTACAAAACTCTGCATGAGCCTTTAACAAGTTCCAACTCATTCTTCTTCCCCCATTACAAGTTTAGTTGTTTCTGGGGAGCATTGATATGAAGCCTCACTAATTATCTTCGTTTCGCAATCAACAGTATGTGTTACTTCACAAGCACTTAATTCTGTAAGGGTACTTTCTACTGCCTTGCGTATTCTTAGCATCTCTGCCAATGGGACTTGAACAACTCTATCTTCTACTGCCTTTCTATCTGTTATTGACTCCACTTCATAAGTAATCCAAAAGGTTAGAGTGTAGGTATGACCGTAATTATCAAGTCTTGTTAACAAAGTTACGTTATCGTCATATTTCAGCATGGCTCTACCATAAAAGGACTGTGTGCCATTAGTAGGCCCAAAGTAAATACCTAGATATGGGCCTCTTACGCGCATCCACTTATCCATAGTCTTTGTAGTCTGAACTACGGCTACATCAGTATTAATACCATAGTCTGTCAATCCCTTCTGTGCTAGTCTTGCTTGACTACTGTAATCTAACTCCATAAGGACTTGACCGTTTTCATCAGTTACTGCATAAGTAGTGGTTGTATCGTCCGTTGATTGAAAGCCGTATAATCTAGCATCATCCTCAGGATTATCATAGTTATAGTTACTAGTCTGTGCTATGCCTCTATCATACAACATACTCTGCACCTTATTAGGGTGAAAGTTGACTTCTGACATATCTGTATCAAAGACTATTTCCATTTTTCTCTCATAGATAGTCATCATTCATCACCTATCGCTTCAACGTAGTCTGATAGTGCAGATTGCATATCAGCCATTACTTCCTTTAGGTTATCACCAGATACTCGTAGTTTGCTAATACATAGAACAAGGGCAGACCCCGATTTCATATGCTTAACTTCTAGCACGTATTTTGGCTCAGTTATTGGTATTGTTTCATTATTCTCGTTCATCATTTGAATCATTCTTATGTTGGGAGATGAATATATCAGGTGAGTGTTAGCAAAGCACACTACCATATGGTTTGCTTTGCGTTAAACCGGAGAGGTGGAGAGGGGCGCAAAACCCACCTATTCCTCCTCATCGCCTCCGATGAAGGATACCACAGGATAACCGTTCTCATCATAAGAACCATCCCAATGGTATTTCTTTGACATATCTCCGTTTGCGTGTGCATTGAATGCCGCATTAAGGAACAATCGCTCCTTCTTCACGCCATCCTTAGCAAAGACAGTTTCACCGTCTGTTAGGGTGTTGTAAAGAACTCCACCCGACTTACCGTGGGTTCTTGCCGTAGCATAAACCGCAGGATAAACCACATCGCGTAGGCTGATGTAAAGCGTATCATTAAGGTAAAGGTCGAAGGAAGACTTCGTTGCCGTATCCATAAGGGACTTTCGGCCCTGTCCAATGGGCGAATTTGCCACATCGGTGAATACACCTACAATGCTGTTCCAATATCTCTTACGAGTGCTTGGGTTAGCATCACCGAGAGCGAACATTGAACGCACAATCATTGCCAAATCGCTTTGGTCTGGATTAACTGCGAACCACTCTTCAAGGTCAGTTTTCTTTGTTTCCCACTTGCTGTCATCTATTTCATTACTCATGTTATCAATCTCCGAAAAGGTTTGATAGGTTTGCGCCCCTAAAATTCCTCTCCATTATTATAATTCGGTATGAACATATGAGGTGTGTTTAATACAAAGTAACACACCATATGGTTTTACTTTGTGTCAAAAACCAGACGGGAGAATTGCTCAGATTTAAACATGGGCTAAACTACCGTGATTCCATGTCTGAGGCTTACGATTCTCCGCTAAGAGTCTGAATGGGTTTTGTTTCGTGCTTTCCTAAGGCACTCTCAGACCCGACTGAGCAAATGAAGTGGATATTGGACTCTCTTTCGATTACCAATAAAGACGCATGGGCGTTAGTTCTACATATCTTTGAGTATACAGTTCTAACCCGCGCTTACCCCGTATTACCCCGCTAAGGGTGTTGTCCTGCCTTTCCTTTGTAAGAACGACTCGGTGGCCCGCTAAGGCCCAATACGGTTGCTTTACACCCTAACGATGGTGTTATTCAGCCAATCCGTGGTGACTCGCGAAGGTCACCATTCTTATGATTAAGGGTGAATATATCAGGTGCAATTGACACAAAGTATCACACCATATGGTTTAGTAAGTATGCAAGTTAAACTTGCAAAGGGAGGGAGTTAAACTCAGGTGTAAGGGCCAAAGGCCTAATCTAAATGTTGCCTGAGTGGACTCCTCAGTTTGCAAGTTTAACGCCAGCATCTACATAACCAGATTTGAAAATCTGGTACTGGGTTATCTTGCATCGGCTAAAGGTAGACTATGAGCAGCACGAACACTAAGGCTCGTATTCTTAGGAACACGCCTTGCTGCTACTATTCTACCTTTAGACGCTGACTAAGTAACCTTAATACCATATGGTAGTAGAAAGGTCTTTTTAGTATATTGGTGCTATAAGAATAATATATATGTGAGTTCAAACTCAAGCCTAAGCGTTCATATAAATTATTGTAGTTGCGTGCAACTGCCCTCTTATAGTGCGAATCTAATAAAAAGCATATAGAAGTCATCTTTTTACGCAGTAAAACGGGGCTTATTTTTGTAGGCTTTCAAGACCCCAATTTTCTCTGGTATGGTTATCTTGCTCCGAAGTGTATTCTGTTACTTGCAGCAACCACACTCAGGCTCGTAATCTTAGGACTACGACTTGCTGCAATTAACAGCATACACTCCGTTGACTAAGTAACCTAATACCATATGGTTTGATAAAGTGGTTTGCGTTTAGACGCTAGTTTACAGACGCAAAATCTACGGTCTGGTTTAGTAACAAGAGGTCACCAAAGTGACAATCTAAATGTCTCGCCAGTTAATCAACCAGAGCGTAGAGTTTGGGGCTTAAAGTAGCGTCTAAACGCATAACCCATATCATTCCCGATAAATAGGGTATGTATTCCACATAGCGAAAGCCGAAGGAGATAAACCTATGAACACTTAGGTTCTTGTTATGACAAGCCCTATGTTCACCTCCTTCAACCTCGCAGTTCCATCATTACCATATGGTAGTATAATTAGAATTAGATGGGTTAATCGTATCTGTTAAAGTGTAGGATTCGGAACCCGTCCCTTGTGAATCGAATTAGCGGTCACCCGTGACCCCTGACCATTTTTCTTATTTCTCGTTTTTCCAAAACGCGATAATAACCTTAACATCCTCGCAGAAAACGGCTTGTTTTTCCTTCTCGGCCTTTCAGACCCCTGAAAAACGCTATCATTACCATATGGTTCTGCTTTGCACGGAACCTCTTATATATCCGATGACTGTCCCAAGAATGCCCCCGAAACTTGGGCGCGAAAGAAAATACACATAGGTGATAAAAGATGGAAGATATTGAGTGGGATTCAGTAAAGATAAAAGTAAGCACTATGCTTGAAGGTAACGCGGAAGTTGGAGACATTCCAGAAGACGTTGTTACTCTAGCACAGATGCTAATAACGACTGGTGACAATAACGCTTCAACGCGTGATTCGTTGACCAACAGCATTAAGGATATGCTAAAGCCCTACGCGGGTTATCCTTGGAAGAGAGGCAATCAGGGCATTCTACCTGCCGCAGCACGCGCAGTAGTGGATTCAGCAACTGATAACATCCGAGAGGCAGCAAGAGAGTTCTTTAACTCTACTTCGCAGTATTCTCAGCCCCTTCTACGAAAGCACGGAAAGAGCAAGGGTTCCCCTGTTTACTCCGATGCTGACGAGTATGCAAACGAACTTGCTTCAAAGGCTCGTAAGGCTGCAACACAACTCTTCAAGGATGGAGAGTGGGATGGTTCGCTATCCGGTCTTGCTGCTTGTGCGGCTTATGACGACATAACCACGGAGGATGAGTAATTCTTCCTTCGTTAACCTAAGTTTCGGGGTGCAACTACCGGAGGGGGGAATAGGGCTTAAAGGCCTTATTTCCCTCTCCACTTCTTTCAGGTTTTTGCTGGAAGCAAAGCCCAGATAAAACCATATGGTAGTGTTTGGCTTCTTAACGGAGGGGGGCCGCGAGGGGTTCCGCACCGTTTATATGTTCTCACGAAAGGGTATGATTGCTTTCGGCATTAGCGTTCTATTAACGCAGAAAGAACCTAATCTGATAATTCCAGTATATGAAAGGACTCAGATTTATGGTGTAAAAAGTTACTGCCGTTAAAGAGTGGGGAAATTAATAGTGGACAATGAGGCTTATATGTATAATATATCCATTATGTATATACATATCCATATGCCATATCCTATATGATATGATAAGGGAGTCAATTTCTACAACTCATCCCCCCAAAAGTAGGCATGATATGTCATGTTTCTATTATTCTAGTGGGGGTAGAATAATGAAGTGGACATGATGTGTTAGGATATAAGTAATAAGTTAATATATTATATATTATTATATTATTATTATTATTATTATACTCTCTTACTACTCCTCCTCCTCCTCCTCCTTTCGGGGTAGGGGGGTGGAAAAACGATAAAAATAGAAAGATGCTAGAAGTGGGCATATAGTATTATCTTTACGGGAATTTGTGATGATATTATGTTTCTATCGAAGGTGGAAAGATGGGAGAAAGATGACGAGAGCAAAGTTTTAACAGGTGACAAAATGAGAACAAGTTGGACAAAAGCAGACATTAAGAAGTTGGTTCGGTTATGGAATAAAGGAACCAAGATAAAGGATATTCATAAAGAGTTTCCTAATAGAACCACAGGTTCAGTAACTAATAAGATTTATTCGTTACAACGAAGTGGTGAATTGGAGAGCCGTCATAAAGATGGCAAGAATCCACCAAAGAAAACAAAGGCTACTATTGGAGGAAGACCTTTGGATGACAAACATTACCCGTGGGAAGAAAAGGTTCCTTATGGGAAATACCCTAAAGGATGGAAGAATCCTTGGGGTAAAACCACAGAGAATTTACAGAAGATGGCACAGGATTCAAAAAAGTGGGGCGAATCTGGGACAGCAATCGTATCCATGATTGAAGAAATCAAGGAATTTTTGCTAACCAAGAATACGCAGTATGGAGATAGTGCGCTAAATCCAATACGAATTTTCTCAAAGGCGGATAAATCAGAACAACTTAAAGTCAGAATAGACGATAAGTTAAATAGACTCATGCAAGGTAACGCATCACTAGAGTCTGATGAAGACGTTATTAAGGATTTAATAGGATATTTAATTCTATTACTAATCCATTTACGAGAATAAAACTACCTCTGAACCAATAGGTCAGAAGATATTTAGTAGGTTTGCAAAGTAATAACCATGAAGTTTTTACCTCCATAAAAGCATAGTATAGTTCGTTTACTAATGGTTTCCCTACACAACAAATTCCAAGGCATGAGAATATTAAGAATGGTATATGCCCCGTTGATTGAAACAGTATTCTAAGAGAGAGTATTTTGAACTTGAAGATTTACTGGACTGAAGCAAGCCACTTAATAAAACCTGCCGAGACTAGGGGCAAAACAGTTTCAAGACTGTAAGCGGATTATACCGCACAAACAAATAAATAAAGGAACTCAATTCTCGCGAGTTGTTTTAGTGGTTTTACTACAAGTAATAAAAGAAGAACAAAAGTCCATGCTGGGACGTTTCATTGATTCGGTGTAGTTGTTCGTTACTTCTTTTTTCCACGACCCTTTTTAGATTCCTTTTCGGAATAAGGTTTGATAAATAAAAAGAACAAACTCTGCTAGATAACATCATGGTTATTGCGATTAACCTGTTCTTCCTTACTCCGTTAGTTTCAAACTCTAGGAGTATTTAAACTCCGTAAAATGCGGGATTCCCAAGTATGGTCAAAGGGGCCGGACTTAAGATTCGGTGCGTAGTGCTTCGGGGGTTCAAATCCCCCTCCCGCAACCAAAATTAAAAGTGATTATTATGAATATATTTATATTAGATAAAGACCCAAAGATGAGTGCAAAGATGATGGTAGATAAACACATAGTTAAGATGCCATTAGAAAGTATGCAAATGATTTCAACTTGCCTACGATTACGAGGTTTTGATGCCCCGTATCGTAGTGCTTTTATGTATCATCCTTGCACTATATGGGCAAGAGAATCAAGTCAAAACATGGCTTGGTTAGTAGAACATTTCAAGGCATTATGTGAAGAATATACCTTACGATATGGTAAGACTCACAAGTGCGAGATTGTATTTAGTCAGTATGCTTCAGAAGTAAATGAATTAATTGACTATTTACCTGACAAAGGTTTAACACCCTTTGTTCAAGCAATGCCCGAACCATATCAAAATAATGATGTAGTTAAGGCATATAGAACATATTATGTAAATGGCAAGAACCATATTGCAGATTGGAAGACAGAGATACCGGAGTGGTGGAATAATGAAGTGTATAAAATGTGTTAACGGAGTAATTATGAAACAGATTCGATTGGCGGAATTTGTTCCAGAAGAATGTGATTGTGTAATTAAGGGATGGTTTAAGTCCCTCAAGCGCAATCCTTATAGCCAAAACAAAACAGGAGAGAAATGATATGAGTAGTTGGAAGAAGACTAATAAGACGGTGTGTCGAGTGCATTACTCGATGGATAAATATAGAGAGACAGAAGAAAGCACAAGTGTTAAGACTGTAGAAGGAGAGATGGTTTATGTTAATATGCCATTTGCTTCTACGTTTGTTAACATCGAAGATAGTGATGGTAAGATGACCAGTATATCAAGAGATTGTATTCTCAAGGTAGACTGGCTTAAGTTGCCAAAGTGGGCTTTACTCACAGAAGGACAAGTTGTTGATTCTGCTGAGATGAGACTCAAGAATCTTGATAGAGAAATTACTGAGGAAAAGAAGAGATTTAACTCACAAGAGAACTTAGATAAGATGTTAGATTCACATGATGAAGAATCTAAGAAGAGTATGGAGTCAGTCTAATGTCAATAGACAAGGCTCTAAAAAGATATGGCAAAAAGCCTAGACTAATAGATTTTCTACTAGCAGGTAGTGAATCAACACACGGAGATGATTAAATGATAGAAATAAGAACAGATTGGATAAACGATATTGAATACGCTTGGAGTGATTTTAGCACAGTAATAGCAATTTACATGGTAGCCCTATGTATTGTGCCTGCTGTTTATATTTACTACAAGCAAGATGTAATGGAGTGGTAATGTGAGAATGGAACCTACTGAAAAGCCACAAAGAGAAATAGAATTTAAGTTAGTAAACGATGAGGAAATGCCTCCAATTATTATTACAATGGATGAGAACGATATGCCAAAGGTTGTTATAAATAGAAACCATGCAATATGGTTGAGTTTGTATCGTAAGACTATTGGTGGTTGTGCAGAAGCATTGTATAGTAAGATAGATGATTTACTACACTCCCATCTTTCAGAACAGAGAATGTATGAAAAGATGGATAATGACATGGGGGCATAAGCATGACCGGCATCATCCAAGTCAGATGCGAAACCTGTGATGAATGGGTCGCAAAAGGCCAAAGATGGTGTAAGTCCTGTATAGAAAAACAAATAGAAGAGGAATAAAAATGGAAGAACAATTAAAACAATATATAGATAACTTGTATTCTAGTGAAGCAGGAAGTCACGATAAGCCCGGAAATAGATGTATGTGTAATCCACTTGCAGGTCTTTTATCAGAAGAATCTTGGGGATTATATGGCCCTAATGTTACTGAAGAGGATATTAATGTTAGAGAATTTATTATCAAATTGCTTTATGTTGCTCAAGAATCTGGGTCAGCATCAGCAATGGATTATACTATTCGCCAATTGGCACAAGAAACAAGTATCTATAACTTTCAAAAGGAGGAAGAAGAATGACAAAATTTAAGACAAGAAACGGAATGACAACATTTAATAAAGAATGCATATGTGCATATACTGTGTATGTGAATGACCAGAACCAGCGATTGGTTGACGTTCACATCAATGGAGGGTCAATATTTACAATATTGGCTGGTTCAACAAAAGACTTTCTATCGTGGGTGGAAGCGTAATGGCTAAACATTATTGCACTACTTGTGGATTTGGAATACCGCAAGGTTCAATTCACAAGCAGCATCCTTGCGCCCATTGTAGAAAGAAAACAAAAGGAGTGATTGAATGAAGAGAAAGTTTGTAGTTTTCTCTACTGAGAGTTGTGCGCCTTGTCGCCAACTGTTTAATTACTGTCAAGAAAATGGAAAGCATTGGGATTTTATTTATCCCGGTGGAAATGAGTTGTTGTTTAATACCATGCGTATTTCAACTTCTCCCACATTGACAGAAGTAAAGAATGGTGAACATACTGTTCTAGCAGTTGGATTGGGCGATATTTACAAGATGATGGCAGCAGGTCTATTAGAAGATTGGCCTACTGAAATTGACTTGGATAAAAGAGAAGCAACTCCGGTGGTGAAAGAAGATGAGTAGTGGCAAAGTTAGTTTTATACTAGACGGTGAACGTGTAGTTTCTATGCCACTAGAAGAATACCATGCAATGGTATCTGAATTAATGAAACTAAGAGTTAGAGTAAAACAACTGGAGGCAGGATTATGAGTAAATTAAGAGTATGTAGAATTTGTGGATTAGATGAAACCGTTGGCGGAGAATGGTGTGATAAATATAACCCCATATATTTTCGTGAGAAAGTATATTACGCCAAGGATTCTTCATTAGAAGGACATGGTATATGTCTGAAGATGGCACACAATGCAAGACATAAGAAAAACACAATATTATCAAAAGTAAATGATAGAACCTATGTATGGGTAAATAAGGATGAATGAATATGGATATTAAACCAAGAAGAAGTTTAAAGAACGGTAGATGGGATAGAAGACTGAAAGAACGCATGGTTGCGCTAAGTAACGCAGACAACTATGATGATGCAAAACATGAGTGGATTGCCACCGGAAATGTATGGTGGAATGAAATTGGTAATTATGAACAGTTACCAGATTATGTTGCAGTTCACCCAGACAAATGCCTATGTGGACATGACATTGTATATCACTTTGAAATCCATAATACTGAGACTGATGTTAGAGAATGTGTTGGTTCAGACCACATTAATTCGTATCTAATTCTACGAGCAATTCGTGAAGAAACAGGATTAGAAGATGACTATATTACTGATGAAATGATTGAAGAGTGGATTCAAGTAAGAGTTACTACATTGAAAAAGAACGCTTGGTGGAAGATGCATGGTGAACAGTTTACTGAAATGTTTGATGCAGTAAAAGACATTGACCTTAGAGTTAATGTTAGAAAGAGTGGTAAGAAATACTATGACTCTACTTTGAGAATGTATAGAGATAAAACTCTAGTGCGTAAGAGAAGTGAAGGAACGTTTGGAACGCCACGTTATCAAATGGCATCAATAGTATGGCGGTGGAATCACCCCGACAATAAAAAGGCTCAAATCAACACAAAGGGTTGGCCTAACAAGAAACTGTATAATGATTTAATGATGTTTTATTTCACGCTTGAAAAAGCAAACGCAATTATCAAAAAAGAAGATGATTTTGTGATAGCGAGAATGGCAGAAATTAAAAAACATGATGAAATCCAAGAGAACCGACTTGTGGCGGCAAAAGAACGCCGTGAAAGAGTGGTCGCTACAGTAGAAGACATGACACATCAGCCTAAATTTTTAGAGATGTGCGAATATTATGGACTAGAACCTTTCGTTCCTGAACAAGGAAAAGACAATTGGGAAGAAAGATTCTTAAATGATATTAAACACCGGATGATAAAGGGGAACCCACTAACAGATAAGCAATTAACTAAACTGTGGGAAATCCTAGATTCAGACACAAGAGAAGCAGTACCTGCAACTCAAAAACAGAAGGACTATTTGATTCGTTTAGGATTTGAAGGGGATATTGACGACATTAGCAAGTCCGATGCAAGCGAACAAATAAATAGAATAAAACAAGAGAGATGGAACACATGAGTGACAAAAAGATAACTAAGGCTGACTTAGAGAAGGAGTTAGAGGAAACTACTGACCAGTTGCAAAAGGTAAGCGGTGCTTATCAGCAACTTCTAGTAGCAAATCAGAACCTGAATCTATTAGTTAGCAAATATGAAGAAACCATCAATCTGCTTACCGCGAGAATTTTAGAATCTCGCCAACAGCAAGGTTGATAAGCCCTGTCGGGTAGGGAAACCTACCGACATGGGACAATAAATGAGGCGATAAATATGATATTGACTATAATGAACGATACTGGACATACCACCTTAGAAGTTACTGCTTCTGAGGTAATAGACCAAATTAACGACCACCCTACCCATTGGGTTTTTATTGATGGGGAAATCACATCGAGAGAGATGATTTCGGAAGTTAATTGGGATAGTGTTGAGGATGTTTCCTTAACACAGGCTATTGTTGGCGGCTTCTAAGCCCCTTCAATACGCCTAAAATTTTAGAAGATTACTGAGCGCAGCCCCTTCGCGCTCGGTTTTCTTCGCCCTTAATGGAGGTTAAGAACTTGATTGAAAATGATAATTTTAATTTTGTAACTGATTCACATTTTCCAAAGATAATGGAAATATTTGGATGGTCTTTGAAGGAATATAAGACATATAACAATCTTGCAGTTGTAAGAGCAGACTTCTATCCTGTTGGATATGTATTAGGCTTTAGTAAGAAAGCAGTAATAGTATGTGATGGGGAGATGTTGATTACTTACAAAGGTAAAGAGTATAATGACTTTTCACAATTATATGAAGAATATGGGGATGGAGCATATGAAACATTTCCAGAATGGGACATAAAAATTGTGAAAGAATGGCTCATTAAAGGGCTGAACGGAGAATGGGTTTTCGCATTCTCAAACTTGGCAGAAATGCCTTATAGAACACAGGTGAAGTGCTAATGACAGAAGAAACAGCAGGACAGATAATGAGTAACGTTACGCATTACTTAAAGTATGCGAAATATAAACACGATGAGCAAAAGAAGGAAACATGGGAAGAAACGGTAAATAGAAACCGTGATATGCATTTAAAGAATTTTGGGCATTTAGGCCCAGAAGTATATGAGGGTATTAATAACATATATGATAACTTTGTAATGACAAAGAAGATTCTACCTTCAATGCGCTCATTCCAATATGCAGGTAAGCCAATTGAAATTGCTCCAAATAGCATTTATAATTGTGCATATTTGCCTATTGATGACATGGCTTGTTTCCATGAAATATTCTTTTTATTATTGAATGGAACAGGCGTAGGATATTCGGTGCAACGACACCACGTTGTCAAACTACCGGAGATTCGTAAACCAAATCCAGCAAGAAGTAGAAAGATTGTAATACAGGATTCTATTGTTGGATGGGCAGACGCTATTAAGGAACTATTTCGTTCCTATACAGGCGAACTGACACAAAAGCCTAGATTTATCTATGATGATATTAGACCCAAAGGAACTCCTTTGAAGACTAGAGGCGGTAAAGCACCCGGCCCCGAACCTTTGAGAGAATGTCTAGTTATTATAGAGAATATGCTTACACAGATGGAAGATGGTTCTTATCTATCTCCACTACAATGCCATGATATAATTTGTCATATGGCAAACGCAGTAACTGCGGGTGGAAATAGACGAGCAGCATTAATCTCTTTATTTAGTGCAAACGATGAAGAGATGAAAACGTGCAAGTCTGGGCATTGGTGGGATGGTAACTCTCAAAGAATGAGAGCAAACAATTCTGCCGTTATTCTAAGAAGCAAGGTAACTAAAGATTACTTTAATTCCTTGTGGAAGAATATTGAGGAATCCGGTTCAGGAGAACCCGGAATCTATTTCACGCATGATAAGGATTGGGGAACTAATCCTTGTTGTGAAATAGCATTGCGTCCTTATCAGTTCTGTAACTTAACAGAAGTAAATGCCTCTACAATAGAGGATGATAAGGATTTGTATGAAAGAGTAGAAGCCGCAACTATACTTGGAACATTGCAAGCAACATATACTGACTTCTATTATCTGCGTGATATATGGAAGACAACAACTGAAAGAGATGCCCTTCTAGGTGTATCAATGACAGGAATTGCTTCACAGAAGACAGACATATTAGATGTAACAGGTGCGGCACTTCATGCTAAAGAAGTAAACAAGAAGTGGGCAGGGCTATTAGATATTAACCCTGCTTCAAGAATTACTTGTGTTAAACCATCGGGAACATCTTCGATGATATTAGGAACGTCAAGCGGTATTCACGCTTGGCACGCTGATTACTATATTAGAAGAATTAGAATCGGTAAAGACGAAGCAATCTACAAGTATCTGTATGAGAACCATCCAGAGTTAGTAGTAGATGAAATCGGTAACACAAGCGGTGCAATAATTGAGATACCTCAAAAAGCACCAGAGGGAGCCTTAACAGGACAAAAAGAAGACGCTTTTGGTTTCCTTGAAAGAGTGAAGAACATGACTATTAGATGGGTTAACCCCGGACATAGTGATGGTCAAAACACTCACAATATCTCAGCGACTGTATATATTAATGACGGTCAATGGGATGAAGTTGGCGAATGGATGTGGTTAAACAGACATTATTATAATGGATTGTCTTGTTATCCAGAGATGGCAGTTTATACCCAAGCACCATTTGAAGCGTGCGATAAAGAAACTTACTTGAAGATGTTAGTTCCATTGAGAGAAATTGATTTGACTAACATTGTGGAGTTTGAAGATAGCACCGATTTTAGTGACCCCGCTTGCGGTGGTGGCGGCTGTGACATATAGTTATCACACCGTAAGAAATTTAAAAATCCTTAAGACAATTTGGCCTCTAATGCTAGAACAAGCAGAAAAAGAAATAGAAATACCAACTTCGACATATGTTGGACACTATCGTGACGAATATATGTATAATAGCAAAGAGTCAGCACTAAAGGCTCTAACTAGATATTATGAGGACACAATTGTTGAACTAGAAACGATTAAAAGTTTCATGAACTATGCGCGGAGACTTTTTATAGTATCGGGTATAGTAGGTAGTGATAGAGAGTATAATAAGTTAATCAAATTATACTACGATATTGGAATGTATATAGAAGTGAATAAAAATGATGATTTGTAAATGTGGAAATAATAATTTTGAATTAATGATGAATGCCAAACTGCAATGCCAAAGTTGCGGTAAATATTGGAACCCCTTCTCTGCTCAAGAGCATAAGGTAATGGAGAAGGACGGGTTTCATTTCTTCTGGGTAGTAATGCGAAGCCATTTCTTAGATAGATGGGATATTCAATTGCCCGACTTAGAAGAAGAAGAACTGTTAAAAGACTGTGTAGCGTTGAAGAACGTTAGTAAGCAAAACAAGGCTTACTTTACCCCATATCATGGGGGCCATCTTTTCTGGAAGTTTAAGTTTAACAAGCAAAAGAGAAGACTAGAATTAGAGTTAATAACAGTTACTTCAACTAAGGTAAAAGAGTTGAAGTATGAGAAGAACCCAAAGAAAATGGATATAAAATTTAAGTGATAAAATGGATGATAATGCAGTATTAGAATTATATGGTAAATTAAATAAAACTCAGATAATAAGTGGCTATAAAAAGTATCTTGAGGACAATAAGAGATTTCGTAAGAAGAACGATGGGTTTAAGGGATGTATCCCATCTACATTAGAAAGACCTAAGATTGGTGACACAGTATATTCTTGGAGACAATTCAAGAAACTGCCAAAGGCTTCTGTCATCGTTTACACCTTTAGCCAAGGGTGTGACGTAAAGTATTTGTCTAAGTTATTAGACAATGGTTTCTTTAGTAATAAGAAACATAAGCCACCGCAGAAGAAATTACCATCGCACTATCGTAAAAGAAGAAAGGTTCAAGTAATTGAAATGGGACGTTATGGTAAAACCGTATCCAAGTATTTTTGGCCGCACGAATTAAAGCAAAGAGAGGAAGAGTAAAATGTTAGATAAATATCAATATACATATAATTGCACGTTCATAATAAATACGGCAGATGATAATCGTGATAACACGCAGATAACAGATGTTGATATTTATACTAGTTATCCTCTTTACCGCACAAGAGTAGAAGGCCCGTCTTACCGAAAAGAAATCATGTGTCATTTGACTCGTTCAAACAAGAAAGGTGACCCTGTAATGCTAGGGATTGCAAACACTCTTGAGTCTACACTTAGATTGCAAACTAGCCGAGGAGGACGTTATGGGACTTCAGAAATGCCTGAGAATTTTAAGGTGGCTATTGTATTCCCTAACACAGTTACCGAATCAACCGGCGGGCCTATGATAATAAACATAGAGAAGAAGAACCCCTATTACTATCTAATGAATAACAGAGTGACTAAGAAGAACTGTTTACTCAATGTTGCTAGAACAATTTACCGTTCTTGTTTTGAAGAAGATTCATTGAAACTAATGGAGTATATGTTTAACATGATTGTGTTACCCGAAAACATCAAGTATGTTTTGGAAAATAGAACCCCTTACTTCTTTATTAACGACCCTCTCAATAAAAAGGGACAACGTGAAAGAGTAGAGGTTAGATTAAACACAGAAATGATTGGGCCAACAACCGCAGCGTTAGAAATCTCTGATGGTATTTGGGCCCCCATTGAAGTTAAAGACCTAGATGTGTTTATTAACTTTCATTATCATGGACACCAGCGTTCTACTAAATGGATGCTAAGTCCTAAAGGACTATGGACTACTTTAATAGGTGAGAAACCTACTGAGTCACAAGAGCATTTAATGTATGAGTTTCTAACTCAAAACAGAACATCAGATTTGATTGAGGAAAGAGCAAAACAACTTATGCAAGATTTAGTGGATAAGTATCCAGAAAAAATTAAAATTGTTAAGTATCAAAACAATCAAAAGAAATGGATTACTGCTATGTTAGTAAGAGGTAAGATGGCTGATTGGATTATCATAGATTCTGCATATAAGACGCAGATTCAAAAGGTAAAGACGTTCCTCTTTGTTCATAAGGATACTCTACTAACTGAGCCTGAACGAAGACATGGTATAACTGAAGTTAATAACTTTGATGCAGGTTTGTTAAGAGGCCCAATCTGTATTGATAACATTCATACTAACACTAGTCTAGGTGACCAATATGCTGCTAGAGCATTAGCACTACTAAATGATAATGTGACTATACAGTTAGTAAATACTATCCAAAGATATGTGCCTACAGCAGTATTGAATGGAGAAATGGAATCCCGATTTGACTTTGAAAACTTAACGGGTTCTGATATTAGAGATAGATTGGGGAATCAAATGTGAACTGTTTGAATTGTTCTAGTAATTTAATAGATTTTGACGACAGACTTGATGAGTTTGTATGTGGGGAATGCAGAACCGTGTTGGTAAACAGAATACATGAAGAAGTATTACCAATAACTTACAAGCCTAATGTCACTCATGTGAGAAGTGGTATAAACACATTGCAGACAGAAGTAAATATGATTTCTTCATACTATGAGTTTGGTTATGAAGTAGAAGACGACATTATTGCACTAATCCGCGAAGTGATAGAAAGAGGGATGCCTTACTCCGAAAGAATGATAGCCAAGGCAATTCTTCATTACGTCTTTAAATGCCACTTAGTCCCTAACAATATCCGAAAGGATATTAGAGGAGAACGAGATAAACGGACATTTAAAAAGGCATTAGGTGTAATTAAGCATTATGTTGATACGCCTTGGTGGAGAACAAATAACCCGGAAGGACACATTGCGAAAATAGTAAGTAATATGTTTGTGGTGAGCGAAGCAGTTCCTGATGATTTTAGAGATAATATGATTAACGATGTAAAAAAGGTTATTCATTATATGGATGGGGTATTGTCGTTTCAAGGATATGGTCAGACTATGACAAACTATGCCATGATGGTATGGTTAGCCACTAGTGTGTTACTTAGAATAAACTTAAGTGTTAATGAAATAGCAGAAGTGTTCTTTGTATCGGCAAGTTCTATTAAGAAAAGATGGGACACAACACAACACTTGTTTAACGTTACAAGTAGAAGTATTCTAAACTTAACGTTAGAAGAATTTATAGAAGGAATAAGATATGAATAAAGATAAAAGAAATATAATGATAATAGGGGTAGGGGGAATAGGTAGTTATCTTGCCCCACTACTAAAGAGAGTAGGTGTTTATTCTATGTTTTTGGCAGACCCAGATATTGTAGAAGAAAAGAACCTATTGTATCAAAACTTTCATAAGATAACTGTAGGAGAAAAGAAAGTTAATTCTCTACATATGAATGGTCATGTTAGAAGTGACTATCCTATAAGAACAGATGTTTGTCTTAGAAAAGATAAAATGGATTTAATTGTTTGTTGTGCAGACAACTTAGACATTAGACGACTTGTATACCGTCAAGGATTTCAAGACGATGCTAAAGTTAAATGGTTAGATTTAAGAGCGCAAGGTAGAAATGGGGCATTGATTAGTTACTTAACTGACCCCAAATTTAGCGATATGTTCTTACAAGGGCCGGAAGGTTCTTTCTCCTGTCAAGGAGAGCAAGATGAGATTACACCAGAGAGCGTGCATTTTACCCACGTTGCAGTAGCAGGTATGGCTGCACAATGGATTCAAAGATGGTTCAATGGTGAAGAAGTAAAAGATAAAATGGTGATAAATATATGAAACACAAAAGAAGAGTTTGGAATGAAGAGGAAAAGAAATTCCTTTGGGAATTGCACACAACAAAGATGGATGATGGTAAGAAATTACCTCATGCTCTAGTAGTGCATTTCTTTAATGAAAGATATAAGAGTAGAACGCGTAGTTCTAAAAGCATAGAGTATATGCTAGGGAAGATGACTAAGGTTGAGGCAATAAAGAAAGTCAAGGTAACTCCTGACATGGAGAAGACAGTTGCTCAACTTACTAAGGCAATTGAAGAGAAGCCAAAGAAGAAGTCGATGCGAGGAAAGGTTGATAGACGTAAGTTTAATACTAAGAACGCTAGAAAGGCTTGGAACTATCCCGGAGATAAGTACCTAATAATGAATTGGGACGCAAATGATGAAAACAGAAAGAAGATTGCAAAACATCTAGGTAGAACACTACATTCTTGTCGTACTAGATTAAGTAAGATTAAGAAGCAACCAGATTATTATGATAAGTTGTTAGGAATGGATACTTCTACACATTCTGTTGTTATTGAACCTACTGTAAGTGAACAACTTGTGGCAAAGGTTGATAACGGCGGGGGGCTGTTGGAGAAATTGCTGAGATGGCTAGTCCACAGACGGCAAACCAAAGAACAACGTAAGATTGCAAAGATTGAAAGAAAGTTGCAAAAGTTGAGAGGGATTTAAATGGTGTTAAACATGGTTGGTTTTGAAGTTAAGATAGAAGATTGGAAAGAGCAGATTCAATGGGCTTATCGGAACGGAAGCACTCAAGATTTCCATGATGCTATTTGGGCTATGTCAACATATGCCTTCGATATACCTAGAGAAGTGCAGGTAGTTATTGATAGACATGATATGCTCTTTATGAGTGTAGGCACACCGGGTTTTGTATCCTTTGATGGACATTTCCCTAAAGGCATGGTAATACCTTTGAAAGAATGGATTCATACTCATCCATTCGGGCAAGCATATTTTAGCGGAACCGATAAGAATACCGTAAAGATATGGCACTCTCTGTTAGAGTCTGCTACTGTTTTGGGTAAGCATCAAAAAGCAGAATTAAAGTTTAGAGTATTAAACGATGGGAAAGACCATTTGTATACCCATAGTGAAAGAGAAAACAGATGGAACACAGTCAACCAAGTAATGAATACACTTTGGGGTGACGAAGAAGAATGATTCAAGAGATGCTAATATGGTTTGTAATCATAACAGTATTCTTTTGGTTCTTTGATTGAGGTGAAAAAATGTTTGGAAAAGAAACAGAAACATCGGTAAGTGTAAGAGATGTAGATTGTGGAGATGAAACGATACTACGTCTAAAGCGTGATGGCAGAGTATTTGCACACGTTACAATAACAAAGCATGGGCACACCCATGTGTTTGATATAATTCAGAGAGATGTTATGTCAAACGCTAAAAACGGAAGTGAAAATAATGAATAAGGCATATGTAATGGGCCTCCTGTTTATGACAGGAATGTTGGCAGGTTGTGCGGAAGCAATTCCTGACCCGCCAAGTGTAGTTGAAGGAGATAATGCACCTGATTGGGTGTATTTGAACGGAACCTACACATATATAGTTGAAGATAACAATTCAACGATTCCTGTGATTTCACTAGGAAATGAAAGCACTTGGCTACAGGTTGATTCCTTTACGCTGAATGCAACTCACATGAGTTTTGTGACAGAAGATAATGCTATTACCTTCAACAACAAGTCCTTTACTCTAGGTGGGTATCTACAACAAGAAAGTGTGCTTTGGGATGGCGGTTATGCCCCACTTATGGGTAATAACACATTGTTCTTCCCTAAGTTCCCATACGATATAACTGTGGATTACATGGTTGTATATCGTGAGTGGACAGGAACAGAGTGAGCAAAATGAAGAAGGCAATCACAGTTAAGTTTCCTGCTCCAATGCCAGCAGAAGTACCTTGTCCTATTTGCAGTAAAGAAGAAGGCAAGAGAGGAGGAGGTTGCTTAGGTTGTAATTGGAAGGGTAAGATGGAAGTAACTGTTGATGCCAAAATACCAATTCAAAGAGTGCATATTATACAATATGTTGCTGATAATTTAAGTGCGGTTTCATCTGAATTAACTAGATTATTTGGGTTAGTTCCTGAGGTATCTACTTTAGAAGTAATTGATAGTGAGTTGGGTCAATACGAAATCGTGCAAATCAGCAGTTTAGGGGGGGCAGTTTGGGTAGCCAATCGGTTAGACGAATTTGCCGCCCCTAGATACTTGTTTAATTCAAAGGACTTATCCAATTTTAGAAAGGGGTTAGAACATGAAAGATGAAAGAATAATAGCAAGAATACCAAGAAACGCTGCTGATGAGTTAGTCATTAGAACGGCGAACTTTTGGAATATAGATATAATAGATATGCGTTGGTATAAGAATGGTGAACCAACTCGTAAAGGACTTAGAGTAAATATGCAAGAAGGCAAGACTTTACTCAAGGCAATTAAAAAAGCAATAGGTGATGAAAATGATAACAAGCAAGAATCAAGTGAAGACAACGGTGAAGAATAGATTCACCAATGTATATGTGAATCCAAACGCATATGATGAAATGAAACTAGCAATAGAAGATTACGTTGAAAAACTTCTATCTTATGTAGAAGAAGAATATGTAACCGATGCTAGAAAGAAATTGGACGGTAACCACGTTAATAGTGCGGTGGTTAAAATGAATAGAATACTGCCGGGAGGTAGATATTAATGAGTGCTTTAAATTGGTGTATGTGTTGGAGAACCGAATGGGAATATAAACACATGACAGATGATAAAGGTGGATGTAAACATTGTGGAAAGAGAGTTAAGTTCTTTTTCGTGAAGAAGGTGACAGCATGAAACCTTGTTTTAACTGTGGAACCTATGATGGTAAGAATAAAGACGGCAATACTATTGCATTACAATCAACCAAGTTTGGTAGTGTTTGTGGTGCTTGTATAGAAGACGCGCTTTCTTTTTTGTATGCCAAAAAGAAAGGAGGACTATAGATGACAGAATGTTTTATATGTAATAAAGATAAAGAGCAACTACTTGCGATTGATAATAAGAGATTAAATTTCAAGGCTACAGTTTGCTTTCCTTGTGTCGTCCTTAAACTAAAAGAAGAAAAGGATAAGGATGCTCATGCACAAATTGCTAAACTATTTGCAGAGGAAGCAGCATGAAGTTTGCAGAATTTGCTAGACTATGTGAAGCAATAGAATTTGTAAACCCTACTATTAAGATAACGATTGCTTCACAGGCAATGCACGGTGTAAAGAATAAACACCACCTTATGGAAATTTTAGCAATGGAGTATCCTATTGCTAACATCGGTTCTAAGAGAATCCAAAAGTGGGTATGTTCTTCACTAGGAATTTTTGATGATGAATTAGATGATGCAATGTATACTTGGGGAGACATAGGTGAAGCGATTGCTCAAGTAGATGAGGGTAATGAAACAGATTCAAATCTAACTCTATCATCTATACTGCAACTATTGCGTATGGATTATAGTAGAATAGAAAGTAATACTTATACTAATTTTGATGCTGCATTTAGTGCAATGAGTGCTAGAGAAAAGAAGTGGTTTATAAGATACTTATTGAGAAAGCCACGCAACGGTGTTAATAATAAGATACCGTTGAAACTATTAGCAAAGGTTTTTGATAAAGGCGTTAGAGAGATTGAAAAGTTTAGAATGTTTAATAGCGTAGTAGATATTACTCAAGCGTTAGAACTAGGAGAAGACCCTGAATGTAATTTAGAACATGGGGTCTTTGTATCCCCTATGTTAGCAAAGGCCCGAAAGGGTGCAGAGAAACCAGCAGAGTTTATCATTGACGTTAAGTATGATGGTAACCGCTATCAAATTCATAAGCATGGCAATAACGTTATTATATTTAATAGAAAGGGTAAGATTGTTACAGACCAATTCCCAGATGTTAAGGATATAGTTTCTGAGTTTGAAGGAAACATGATATTGGACACAGAAATATATCCTATCAAAAGAGATGGTTCTCCTGCTGAACACAAGTTGATGGCAAAGAGAGTGCATAAGAAAGACAAGGCAAAAGCAGTAGAAGAATGTCCTGTTCATTTAGCAGTATTCGACATACTATCTTATAATGGTGAAACATTCTTAGAAGAGAAGTTTTCTGATAGAAGACTTTTGTTGGAAGATAAAGTGCCTGAAGACTACCACGCTACTACCTTACCCGAAAACATTAAGGCGGCGTATAATCTCGCTATTGATTGGGGCTATGAAGGTATTATGATTAAGGATGCTACCATGTCTTATCAAGCAGGTAAGAGAAGCAAAGGATGGTTAAAGTATAAACCTCCTCTAATCGAACTAGATGTAGTCATTACATCTGCTGAGTATGGTGAAGGAAAAAGAAGTAGTGTGTTTGGAACATATGGTATATCTGTAAAGGATGGTTCAGACTATGTATCTGTTGGTAAGGTTGGAACAGGCTTTTCTGATTTAGACCTAGACTTCTTAACTACTGAGTTAAGAAAGAATGTTGACCACTTTGAAGGAGATACCTATCATTTCTTACCTAGAGTAGTATTGACAGTAAGAAGCGACTTGGTATCAATGGACGCTAAAGGAAACCTCGGACTGAGATTCCCAAGATGCGTAGCCATCAGACATGACAAGTATGCTTCTGATGCTGATACGCTGACAAGACTACAGGAGATGGCTTAAAATGATAGCAGAAGGTGATATAACGCTAATAGACAATTTGCCCTATAATTGTATAAAAATTGAGGGTGGAGTGGCATTTTTGAAGATGGTTGGTGAAGAGAAGCGGGGTCGTTTCCGAAAGATGGATGCAAAAATGGTTCCCTATCTGGACGAGAATAAAAACTTAATCGTTCCAAAGGCAAAACCATTCTCAAGAAGACGAATGCTTCGATTTGATTACATGAAGGTCATTAAGGAGAATGTTGATATGGGTGTATCCCACGATTTACCTTATTGGGTTGCTGAATGGTTAGAAGAACTTATAGTTCAATTGGCTCATAAGGCGGAACAGAACGCAATTGATAGTAAGTCAAGAACAATCAATGCAGGTCATTGGTATTGGTTTGAAGTAGGGCCAACAGAAGGTTTAGGTCATTGGCCCCAACACGTTGAGTATGCTAAGGATTACAAAGAATACTTACGAGATGAACAAAACAAAGTAGAAGAGGAATAAAGAATGTTTAGTAAAGGACAATTAGAAGGAATATTGTTATCCTTGACAAAACCAGAAGTGCATATGTCAAGGTCTGATGATACATCTATTGGATATAGAGTAAGAGTCAGAATAAACTTTAGGGGGAGTGAACCTTTTTTACTTGCCTTAGGAGATACCTTTAATAAAAGAGGTATTAAGTATACGTTTAAAGAAAAGGAACATAAAAGCAGACCGCGACCAATATTAACTGTTGGTGGTTTAGTAAATATTTGGAAACTATGTCAATTGGTTCCAGATGATTTACCAGATTCAAAAAATATGTGGTCTGATTTTAAAGAGATAATTAGATTGATAGACAATGGAGAACATTTAACGTTAGAAGGGTTTGAAAAGATTCTTAAACTTAAAGGTGAAATCTAATGTTTAACAAACAAGATGTTACTAAGTTGGTAATGTTTTCAGAAGACACGCTTAGGCGTGGATGTAGAGAATGTAACTATGACCAACTAGCATTTACGGCAGGAATAAGTGTAGAACCTAGAACAAGGGTTTACTTCTTAGATATTGATTGCCCTAAATGTGGAACATCTTACAAAGAGATTATGAATATGGAAGAGATTGAATGATTGGTATAGAAATAAAAAGACCGATAATAATTGTAGGTAAAGAAGGAACGCCTAAAGACCAAAAGGCAATGGAGTTTCTTAGTAATGACCCTATAATTAAATATGCAAATGAATATGATATTACTGAAAATAACAGTATTCCCATTAATAGAGGCATCTTGATTAAGGATGTTACTTACAAGCCTCAACTTGATTTGATTATTGATACGTTAGATAATTATAGAGGACAGGTTGTAATAACATCCCTTAATCAAAAGGATGTTCCTAAGAAACTTTTTAACAAGTGTAAGTTAAAAAGAGCAACAAAGAATGTAATGCGAGAAGAGTTAAGTCGCATTGCCCCAAATTCAGATGACCCCGGAATTGATAGCCAAAATATCTTTTCCCTCATCCATTTCTATTTAAGAGAAAAGGATAGAGAAAAGGTAGTTGCTGAATTAAAATGGAGTAAGCCTTTTGATGAACAGTTTATTTCTTGGGTTGCAAGTAATATAAGCCCTCATAAGTTGGCATATATTGACGCAAAGGTTAAGAGAAGATGGTCGCAAGATTACTTCTATGAATTACTTGGTTATGCCCACACCGGAGAGGTAATAGGTAAAGCAAAGTTTCCTAGTAAGAAACCTAAAAACCATAAAGGCCCAATATGTAGAAAGTTAAAACTAAAAACTAGTCAGTTTTATTTATTAGAACAACTGGTTAAAGACAAAGACTTTGCACGCTATGCTTCTAAACAACTAAACAATGTTGAAAGAAGAGTGCTTAGACTACCTGAACCTACAAAGAGAAAGAAGGTATTAACTCAAAAGATAATCACATTAGGTGATTTTTAATGGCAGGAAAAAATAAACATTATTATAGAAAGAAAGCAGCCAAAGAGTTTGGCTTAAGAACCAAGACTCAATTTCATATAACTGAGATAGTCGAGTTTTGTAATAAATATAAGAACCAAAGAGGAACACAACATCTAAGAACGCAGACTAATGCTCAACAGATGGGAAATCTTTTGAAAGGAAGTAAAGATTTTGAGTGTATTACTCCGGGGATTTGGGAATATATAGGAGAAGAAGAAGAATGACTATATGGTTTGCTGGAGACAAAACCCAACATAAAGTAGAAACTTGTGTTGTGTGTAAACACACTAATAGATATATATTTGGAATAAGAGAATATGTTAGCGTAGATGGGGGTTCGGTTTGTATTCCTTGTATCAATGTATTTGTTAATGATTACATTGTTATGGTAAACCCTTGGGACAAATCAAAATGGAAAAAGGAGGAAGAAGAATGAGAGATGAAAGACACAACTTTGTTGTAGAAAAACTTAAAGAAATGTTAATAGAAATGAAAGAATCATATGAAAATAGAGAATTGATTCGTCAAGATATTATAAGACAGTATAGAGAATTAGAACAATTGGTAAAATATTTACCAGAAGATTTTGCGGGGAAAGATTGGATGGAACAGAATCTTGTAAAACAAGAAGCCTTACTTGACGAGATGGAAGAGGTATCAAAATCAAATAGAAAGTATATTGAGCAATGTGAGAAATCTAGTGCTTCAATTACATATGCTATTGACTTACACGCACAAGATGTTTTAAGCGATGAAGAGTTGCAAGACACAATACGAATGGAAGCCGAAATAATTGAGGCTCATAATCCAGTATTCTTTGGAGTAGATTAATATGTTATGGACAGAAAAATATAGACCTCATCATTTGGATGAGATAATAGGACAAGATAAGTTTGTTGATGATGCTTTATCTTGGGAAAATGGTATGCCAAATGTATTGCTTTATGGTGTGGCAGGTGTAGGTAAAACTGCCGCAGCAGGAGCATTGGCAAATCATATATTAGATGGCAGCAAAGATGGTAATTTCTTTGAGATAAATGCCTCTGATGATAGAAGACTAGAAGTGGTTAGAACCACTATTAAAGAAATCGCCACGGCGATGAAGGTGGGTGATGTGCCCCATAAGATTGTTTTGTTAGATGAAATGGATGGTATGACACCGGATGCTCAAAACGCATTGAAGCGCATAATGGAAAGATATAGTCATAATATTAGATTTGTTATTACTTGTAATAATAGACATAAAATCATTACACCTTTGCAATCAAGATGTGCAAACTATTTATTTGTAAAGATAAGTAATGAGGACATAAAGATTGTATTGCAAAGAATTATAGATAAAGAGAACATAACTACCATTAGCGAAGGTGATTTAGAAACGTTTATATCTGCCATCGGGGGTGACTTGCGTAGAGCAATCACGGAGTTACAGGCTTCGGTTGCGAGCAATACGCCCTTAACAATACAGATAACTAGAATGATGGAACCTTACGATGATTTGTTGAACCTCATTCTTGATAAGAAATACGAATTAGCACTATCAAAAATGACAGAACTGTTAGCCTTATCGGTAGATATGAAAACCATTTGTATTCATTTACATGATAGCATAACTATAGGAAGAGGTAAAGATTTGGGGCCATTAGTTAAATTCAAACTATTAAGAGTTGTAGGCGAAACCGAGTGGAGAAGTAGTAATATGACACCGAAGTTATTAGCCGGATGGATGATAGGTCAGATGATATAATGGATGGAGTAGTAGTTGTTGTATTATTATTCTTTCTATGGAGAGCGTTGTTTGGGGGGCAACATCATTGACTAGTTCTGAAGCAATGGCCGTAGGATGTGTTGGCGTAATATGTTATGGTTATGCAACACTACAATTTCTACGGTTTATACATAAGGGGAAATAAATATGGCTAAGAGCATATTAGACTTAAATGATGATGGAAAGATTGACATGGAAGACATAAAACACCTTCTATTGAGATATGAAATAATCCTTGTTGGAGGATTATTATTGATTGTATTGCCCGTATTAAACGCTATGGGTTTTATTACAGTAAGTAGCGATACGTTCTGGGTATTAGCAGGTGTTGTAATTACAGCAGAAGCACTACTAGAAATATACTACGAAAAACAAAAATTGAAGAATAAGCAATTTATAAGTGAGGATGAGGAAAGATGAGACAGACAAGTTTGACAGAATTTGGATTAAAGGTAGGCATTAGACAAACAGTAATAACGGAGTTTGTTGAATGACATGGGAAGAATATAGAAAAAGAGTTATTGAATATAAGAAGAACAGAAAATATTGGAAGTGAAAAAAATGGATGAATATATACAAAAGGAAATAGCCAAGGCTGCTGAAGTCTTGGAAATGGAAGTATCAGAAGTAGAAGCAAAGTGGCTGGATATTTGTGATAAAAATAATATAACTGCTGATGAAAGCAAGTTAGGACTAAGCCTGTTTAGACAATGGTTTAGTGGAATGAACGCTCTTAAGGAGCAAGACGTAGCACCTGCGGCTACGGGTGGAGGAGGAAACGACTTCATTAAGGAAGCCTATGGTTTCTTTATCTCTGCTGAAGCAGCAAGAGATATGGGTAAGTGGCAAAATGACCGTGTAAAGGGTGAATATGATGCTGCACCACAGGCAACCTATGAGGCAGGAAAGGTCGCAATTGTAACGCAAGTGCAAGATGGCTTTGAAGCAAAGCGAATGGATGCAGAAGAGGGTGAAAAGATTGGTATCCTAAAGGAACTACCAGAAAACAATTTTGGTGTTGATTTGGATACTTGGATTGTTCCCCTACATGACCGCCATGCTTGGGCTAATGGTGACAAGAACCCAATGTATGGGAAGCCCTTGCCTCATGCACAATGGATGATGGCAGGAGTCTTTGTTGGAGAAGTAGCCGGAGAAACAGGAACATACTTCTTTTCATACAAGGGAGATGCTTGTAAGGAGTTTACTCCTGAAACGTTTAAGTTAGTATCTGTTCCTTGCATTAAGGACAGAAACTATGGAAACAGAATCTATGGATTCAAGCGCGGAACACTAGAGGGTCTTAAGTATGAAGAAGATACTGATAAGCAACCTTCTATTACTGATATGCAAAACTATGTAATGGAACACGCATCGGGTAACTATAGTGCATTGTTGAATCTAAACAGATACCACACGCAAATGCAATCTTCTGGTAAGAGAAGCCCAGAGCGATTTGTTATTACTGATGGTTCTGTATCTAGTATCAACATGACACCTAATTCATTCGGAACACGCCGAATGACTGTAACTGATATTAATGCTGACTTCGATTATGAAGGCGGTTCTTGGGCTGGAACAACTTGTTGGGTTCCTGAGCATTTGGGCATTGATTTCGGTATCGGTTCTAGCGTGGTTGTTGTGGGTAGAACCTCACAACGCAAGAATGATGACGGCTCTTGGGGAGATGTATCGCTTAACGTTAGCGGCATTCTTTGCACCGAGAACCGTGGAGTAGCCGTTGAGCCATTTGAGGCTCAAGAAGAAGACCTTGACTGGTTTTAGAGTTATATATCCTATCGGTGGTAGTGACCGACAGGTGGGTGCGAAGCCCACAAAAGAGGAATAACTATGTTTAAAATAGAAAATGGTGTAATTCACGGTGTTAGTTTTGCAGTTAAATTATCAACTGTAGAATTTCTAACGTGGAGAATGAATGAAGATACTTTTATGTATTGGCTTAAGTTCCATCTACCGTCTGCTAAGGAAATTAGAATCCAAGTAGAAGAAGATGACTTAAGAGATATAATTAATGAATGGGGAAATGGAAATATAAATTTGGAATTGGTGTATGAAAATGGATTGGACGACTGAGAAAAAAGGTAGCGCAGTAACTGAAGAAAATTTAGAAACTGCTGATAAGATTAAGAATGAGATTGATAAGGTCAATTTCGGTAAGGAACAAGAAGAATGGAATAAGCAATATGCTAAGGCTTTCTTGAAGAAGAGAACCGAAAAGAGCAGAATTTGCTGTGGTCTTTGGGGTGACCCAAAGAGAGGTAAAACAGGAGTAGCCTTAGATTTTCCTGATAGACCAATCTTTGTATTAGATTGGGATAGAGGAGTTGAATCTATTTGGCGAGAGCATCATGGTGCAGATGAAAGAATAAAGGTATTCTGTCCTATTGTCAAAGATAAGGATAATATTATTGATATTAATAAGTCTGAAAAGAACTCACTTATGTTCATAAACATGGCTAGAGTTTTCATGCAGGAGAATCCTGATGAAAAACCTGTGTTTGTGTTTGATGGTGTAGATACGTTTCATAATGCGGCTCTGTTAAAAGTTAACCCTAATCCGTTAGTCGTCACGCAGTTAATGCCGTGGCAATACGGTGAAAGAAACAAAACCTTTAACTTCATGTTAGAGGCTGTGTATTCTTTGCCTTGCGATGTAATCTATATTACTCACAAGAAGGAACGTTATCTCAACAACGCGGTTGTTGGGTATGACCCAGTTTGGAAAGATTGGGGTGGCAAACTAGAGCAAGAGATTTCTTTCTCTGCTCAAGAGTCTAAAGGCGAGATTAAGTATGTCGCCAAGTTATTAGCAAGCAGAACAAATGGGAATCTTGTTGGAACAATTTGGACAGTTAGAGAGGGTAAGCCTCCTAATACTGTTTGGCATGGAATACCAGAACTGCGAGAGGGAAACATATGATGGAAATATCCGTGAATTTAAATGAATTTAAAGACGCGGTTGAGGCAATTTGGCTGAAAGGCAAGTATAAGTCCTCAACCGTTTCTAAGATAGATTCTATAAATAACTTAGGTGTGGCCTTTGTTAAGAAGAATAATACTATTACTCTAGCAAACGCAAGCGAAACGATTGCTGCTAGTGTAACAATAAGAGCGTCTGCTGAAGATGTGAAAGAGGAACAAATGTTTATATTTGATATTGAAAAACTAAACAAATATATGAAGGTGTTTAAGTCTGAACACTTGACAATGAGAATTGGTAATTCTCGATTAACATTAAAGAACGAGACACAATCTGCACAATTGCAAATGTCAATAGAACATAACAATCTAAATGCTATTATGAAGGTTCAAGGGCTAAAGATACCTAGTGAAGGTATGGCTCAATTTGGCAAAACATTATTGGATGCCAAACTCTGTATGCAAGGAAAGGAACTTGCAAAGGCTATCAAACATTGTAACATTGTTGGAACAGCCACATTCAAATTAGATTATAACGGAGAAACTTGTATGGTTTCTTCTGGTAATTTTCATGCAACTGAGCATTTTGAATATAATTTGCCTATGATTTCCCATGAAGGAGAACCTGCTACTGTTGAGTTTTCAGCACCCATAGATAGATTTTGTCAAGATGGGGTTATGTTTCTTTACATTAAAGACGATAAGCCTATACTACTAATAGGCTCAAATAGAAAACTTGTAGTAGCACCATATATTAGAGCGTGAAATAATGATAATAACAACATTAAGTAAGACCAATGAAGTAGCACTTCGTTGGAGAGAAGAGGGAGAAAGAAAAGAAGAGAAGATTTCTTTTGTTGATTTCAAACCATATTTTTATATTGAAGATGTAGACCAAGAAAAAGCACACCTTCGTATTAGAGAAAGAGGAGTAAACACTCGTATTGAGTTATCTTATGAAAGAGGAGATTGGGTTTCCCTTGAAGGTAAGAGATTAAAAAAGGTTACTTGGTATCCTCCCTTGCCTTCTTACAATAGAATACTTAAAAAAGAATGGGAACAAACGTATGAAGCAGATGTTCCTTTTCACTATAGATATGTAGTAGATAACTTGGAGTCAATACCAGAATATGATTTAAGAAAGTGGTATTGGGATATGGAATGGCAACAGGGTGGAGATTTTGATGGTATGATAACTGCGTTAGTAGTTTATGATAACCATTCAAAAACCATGAATAACTTTCATTGGTTTCCTCCTACCGCAGTAGGGGATTATTCTGACACAACATGGCGACATGAATCAGAAAAAGAGATGCTTGAGAATTTTATCCAATGGATGAATACTCGCGACCCCGATATGATGATTTCATGGTTCGGGTCTAAGTTCGATTTACCTAAACTTATTGAAAGACTTCTAGCAAACGGAATAGACCCTAGAAAAATTTCTCCTTACAACGAAGTGAAGGGAATATATTTTGATAACCGAGCAGGAGAACTAAAGTTATCAAAGGCAGTATCACATTATACCCCAATAGAACAACCCGTTAGAGGAAGAATTTTATTGAATTTAGATGTGGCATTTGAAAGACAATGGAACGACTCACAAAGAGGAACGCTCCCTTCTATGGCATTGGATTATGTAGCAGAAATGGTTCTAGGTGAAAAGAAAATGGTGAGTGAAAAGTTCCCAGATAAAAATGAGTTTTTCGCTAAGGCATGGTTAGAAGAATCGCAGACTTATATGGACTATGCTAAGAAAGATGTTGAGTTGCTTGTAAAGATAGATGAGAAAAATTATCTATCGGAGTCTATCCTTGCTTTACAGCGACTACTAATAGCACCATTCGATGCGTGTTTTTATGCAAGCAATATGGGTAGCATATATTTTATGAGAAACGCTGATTGGAAAGCCCCAACAGGAAAAGAGGGGCCAAAGATAGATTATCAAGGGGCCATGATTTATGACCCTTCTGTTGAAGGAACATTTGGATTACATGAAAATGTTGCTGCGTTTGATTTCGCAGGTCTGTATCCTTCAATTACTGTAGCACTCAACATAAGTTGGGAAACCAAGTCTTCTGAAGAAACTGAATTTGGTATAAATATTTTAACTCCTAGAGATTTTAGTGATGAGGATGAAGTCAATATGCTCTACTATAAAACAGATAAACTAGGTATGTTGCCGAAGGCTGTCCTTGAATTAAAAGAACTTCGTAATGAGTATAAGAAAAATATGAAGGAAGCCAAGACAGATGATGAGTATTACAAATGGTATAATAACCAAATGGCAGTTAAAAGATTGATGGCATCTTTTTATGGTATCATTGGCTACCAAGGTTTTTCATGGGCTGACATTGATATGGCTGCTAGTATTACAGCAGGTGCGAGAAAAGCAATTAGAAGTGCAGCATTTAAGGTGATGGAACTATGACAGGACACCAAAGAGATAAAACCCGATACACCAAAAAGTGTAGTGTATGCGGCGCACTTACTAGAGCGATAACAAATAATTATCATCGTTGTGGTAAGTGTTACTTGGAATGGAAAAGAAAAGAACGGAGAGAAGAAAATGAAAAAAGATGAAAGAATAAATATGGTGTGGAAACAAACTAGCGGAACAGGTCAGCGCGTAAGAAAATGGATAAATTTTGCTCGTTATTCTGATAGAAATAATTGTATCGGAAAGGGTAGAATATTACAAACTGAGATTCGTAATAAGACAGAAGAATTTCCTAGACAATTATATATTGAAATGCGATTAGATGGGGAACTTTTTATTGGAAGCCTCAACGCTATTAATGAGGAAGAAGAATGACAAGAGGAGAAATAGAAATGTGGGCGCAAGATAATTTTGCGAGCCTTGCATTAGCAAGAACGGTCTTTAGTTTTGTAAAGATAGTTATTGCTTCTGCTATTATGATAGAAGTATTTGGGTGGGTATGATGAAATTAGTATATGGACACACAGATTCTATTTATGTGCAAATGCCAATGGAACAAACAGAAGAAATTTTAGCACTATTGAATACCCATGTGCGGCAAGAGTTTCCTAATGTCTTAGGACTAGAAGAACATCCTATTAAATTAGAACATGAAAAATACTTTCAAACCCTTGGAGTAGGAACAACTAAGAACAGAAATGCAGGATTGATAAATTGGAAAGATGGAGAATATTTAGATGAACCTGAGTTTGTTATGACAGGCTTTGTGGCAAAGAGAGTAGCAATATCTGAGATTGAAAAGTTTATACAAATGTCAGTATTGAGAATGTGGGTTGAGAAAAAGACAGAAGCGGAAGTAACTTCTTTTATCAAACTATGGTATAACAAAGTAATCTCAGGCGACATTGAGTTGAAAAAATTATCAAACAGAAGCAGATATAGGCCCGAAAGACTTACCTTCAAATGTAGTAAATGCAATAAGGAATCTACTGTAAAACAACTAATAGATTCACAAGTTAATTACTGTGTAAAGTGTGGGCATGAAGATTCTTTGACAACCTTAGAAGGAAAAAGACCTTCTATCTCGCAAGGGACAGAAGGATTGATTTGGTATAATCAGCAGGATTTTTCAGAACCTATAGAAGATTCTTATTTGTATATCAGAGTATCCGATATACCAACTAGACCTACTTATAAAAACCCAATAACAAATGTATGGAAAAGACCAAAATACATTTCAGCACCCACCTTGCAAAGATTAGGTGAGATAGCAACTACACCAGATTATCATCACTATGGTAATGCTTTGGTGAAAAAAGCCGACCCAATTTATCGAGCGATGGGGTGGGACTTAGATAAAATAAAGTTCGATATAAATCAGAAAACATTAGATGAATGGTGGTAAAAATGAAAGAATACACATACCAATGGAACCCGCAAGAAGATGAACCTATATTGAAGATAACAAAATCTTCATATGGTTCTTTTAAGTGGTGTCCTAAGAAATATGAATTTTCGTATATCGAGAGATTACCTCAAGATACTTCGGAAGCAATGATAAAAGGAACAGTAGTTCATAATACGAGAGAAGAATTTTTTGATATTTTCGATGTGAAGAAAGCAGAAAATTTATCCTACGATGAACTGGTTCAATATAATATTGGCCTACATCCAGTAGACGAATATGGTGACATTTATAAAACAATGTCAAGTTTTGAAGCACAACGTTTTGTTGATGCTAGAGATAGAGGAGAACTAAATGATTATTTGCCAGTAATCAATGAGGTTATGTTAGATGCACAAATAACAATACCACATGATATAAACTCTAAGGCAATTTTATTGCGAGACTATACTGTGCATTTGCAAGGAATCATTGATAGAATGTTTAGACAGGGGGATAATTATATCCCAATAGAATTAAAGACAGGCCCTTGGAAAGACTATAAACTCACAGGTATGAGAGCAGAAATGTCTTTTTATAAGTTACTAATGGATAATGCTACTGATGAATACTTAGCAGAAAAGGGAATAGAGAGACAAGAAATAACACATTGGGGATGGTATTATCCTGTATCTAATTATATCCAAGTAGAACCAGTTAAGAAAACAAGTATGAATGCAGTTATGAAAGGAATTGCAAAGTTAATTTATGCTTATGAGAGAAACGAGTTCCCAGAAAAATATTACTACAAAACTTGCGAGTGGTGTAGTTTTAAGCCATTATGCCCTGCGGCACAAAAGGCGGAATTTATATGATAGAAGAAAAAGTAATAGAAAAATTGAAAGGAAAGACATGGACATTTGATGAAATTAGTCAAGTGAACATATTAATAGAACAAATCCAAGAAGAGTTATACGATGAATTGGATGCAAAGGAAAAACTAGATTTAGTTTGGACTAAAGAAATAAGTGAAAATGGTAATACATTTGGGTCATTTTTTAAATCAAATGTAGACTATGTTTTATCAGAACAAATAGCAATAATAATAAAGGCACAATTAAGCCAAGCAAAAATAAATTTTAATGAGGATGATAAAGATGAAATTTCCGAGAGAAGTGTGGGCGGGAAGCCACCTGCCAAACGCGCCACAAATGAAAAGACAAGTAGTAAGAAGTCATAAAGAATATGTTGATTGGATTAATGCATTCAATGGCAAAATGAATTGTTATACTACAGTATATGATTTTGAACATTTTGCAGAAACGGCAAAAGTAGATTCATCTGTTATTATTGATAGAGCGTTTTTAGATTTTGATGCACACGGAGAGCCATTAGAAAAAGCATATGTAGATTTCAAAGATATTTACCATGACTTACAAGGAAGAGGTTTAAAATTTGATGCGTTGTTTTCAGGTAAAGGATTTCACATTATAGTATATGGAGAGAAGGTAGATGATATTAGAAACATTCAAGCGTATTTTACCACGCTGGTTCAGCATTATCCTACTCTTGATAGAAGCGGAATCCAAACTAACAGACTTCGTAGAATCCCTAACACGGTGAATCTTAGTAGTGAAGGCCCATACTTTTGTATCCCCATTGATGCTGAAATAGTTGAAAGTTTAGAAGACATATTAACTCATGCTATGGAACCTAGAATAAAACCTGTTGTCCAAAGACATTATCGTTATAATCAATTAATGAGTTGGCCTGTAGTTAAACCAATTGAAATGGTAGATATAGAAATAGAAGCACCAAAACCACCGGGAGAATTACCAATATTACCATGTTTATACAATGCAATTATGGTAGAGAATCCGGGACATTATGCAAGAGTATATTTAGCACAATGGTATAGAGACATATTAGCAATGGGAGAAAGAGAAATACCCACAGAAGAACGTGAAAAGATAGTAGGTATTATTATGGAAGAGTTTAAGGCAATAGCCTCTAATGAAAACGTGTGGTTAGATTGGAATGAAGGAGTTACTAAACGCCACGTTAGATTTATTGTTAATGGTGGTTATCATGCGCCTAGTTGTAAAGACAAATTAATACCTCAGGGTTATTGCCCCGGAAAGTGTTGGAGATATGCAGATGGATAAGTTAATAATAGATAGCAGAGAAAAGTCTGACTTGTGTGCTTATGTTGAATCAGAAGCAAGTAGATTAAATATTCCTAGTGAGAAACAATGGATAGAGATTGGAGATTATGTTTATAGAGATGTTTGTTTTGAAGCAAAATCTACTATTGATTTCTTAATGTCTGTAATTAATAAGAGACTATGGAATCAAATAGATAATATGGATAGACACTTTGAACATTCTATAGTAATAATACATGGTTCTCTTCACCAATTAGTTGCTTATCCTAAATTTGTTAATATAAACATTCCCGAACAAACCCTGTTAAATAAGTTCTACGGTGCTATTAGTAAGATAACACTAGATACTGATACCAGAGTGTTCTGGACAGAAAGCCCAAAGAAAGCAGCAAGATTAATGACAACGATATGTAAAATGAGACCGTTTAATAGAGATGTAATAAGACCGAGTTTACTAAAAAGAATAACAACAGATGATTTAAGAATAGATATGTTATGCACAGTTAAAGGTGTTAGTGAAAGTAAAGCGAAAAAGATAATAGAAAGATATGGTTCCATAATGGAAATAGGAGAGGCAACGTCAGGGGAGTTAACTTTAATAGAGGGAATTGGCCCCACGATTGCACAGCGAATCATAGACACGTTGAATAGTGAAGATAGAGTGATAGTATGAATATTGAAAATAATAATGAAGATGAAGCGTTTTACGCTTTTATAGATGATGATAAGCAGGTAACAAGTAATAAATTAACATTACCTGAAATAGCACAGAAGTTTACCGAAGATGCGGTGCAGGCTTCTAACTATAATAACGTACCTGCGTCACTAGCATTTTTTACAATGTTAGGGCAGTTATGTAAGGACATGGTAGCAATACCTAGTGGTGTAAATAAAGATGATATACGATTGCATTTCTTGTGGCTTCAGACCTCAGGAACTGGTAAATCTACTTTAACAAATTGGTTTAAGCCGATTGTTGAAAGAACCTTTACCATATTAAATACTGACCACGGACAGGATTTTAATATATTTGATGTAACTGATTATACAGATGCTGCATTAATTGGTTCAATGGAAAATGCTGAAGAACAAGTTCAGCAAGAAGATGGTAGTTTTGTAACAGTTCAAGTTGCTAGACCAACCCCCGGTCAATTAGAGGGTAATGGATTAGCAATGTGGGATGAGTTTGAGTATTCAGGAATATTTAAACAATCACAACACAAAGAAAATTCTATTGTATATCTAAATACATTTATGAATACTTTGTGGGGTTCTACTTGGATTATTAAGAAGAAATTGAAATTAGGTGATGAACCTTTAGAGTGTAGATGTAAGCGTTCTTCGTTTGCTACAAGTTATATCCCTAAACAGTTAACAACTGTTATTACAGAAAAGGGTGTTCTACAGCGAATGCTCATATTTATATGGGAAGTTCCACAACACCAACAACAACAGATGAGAAGAAGATTAATTTCTGATTGGGGAACAATAAAAAGTGCAGAAGAACCACTATTAAAATATGCAGACGCTTTTGTAAAACTTTTCCAAGTAGTCAAAGAAAGATATGAAGAAGTAGATTGTGACCCACTTAAGGTTGTTACAATTAATAAACAAGCAAACGATGCGTTAACTAGAGAATGTATATTGATGGAAGAATATATTACAGATAGTAGACAAGAAGTCTTTGAAGCAATGGAAACTTTCATTAATAGAATTTTGAAACATATTCAGAAACTTGCGGTTCTATGTTGTATTGCCGAAGCCCCAAGTATTCCTGATAAATCAAAAAGATTTATTGTAACGCAAAACCATGTGCTACAGGCCTCTTCTCTTGTCCGACAATGTTATAAGAGTCTTGTATCTTGGCTAGATGAAGCCCTTAGAGTGGAACACAAGAGTATGGCAAATCAAGCCAATTATGCCGTCTTTAAAAAGATTTGTAAACAAGAAGCAGATGAACAAGGATGGATTCATAAGGCAGAGTTGTTTTCTAAGGTTAGACAAGAAACTCAAAAAGGTGCAGCAACTATTTATAAATGGTGGCCTAAGGTAGAAGAATATTTTGAAACCAGAAAGATTAGTAAAAGCACATATGTAAGATTAAAGGAAGATGTAAACAATGAAACATAAGACTAAGTTTTTAGTATTTGATGTAAACAATGGCCCCAAGACGGTGGTTGATAGTTTAAATGTTGAGGGAGAAGCCGGATGGCAACTAGCCTCTATAATAGCAGTAGGTGATGGAAATCATCTTGTGGCTTTCTTAACCAAGTCATGGGAAGATAGCATAGTTAATCCAGAAGAAGATAAGAAAAAGAGTATTTCTAAGTTATGGGGTAGTTCAGAATGAGTGATGTAATGGCCCTTGATATTGAAACTAAGAACTATTCTTATGATATTGGCGGGTGGGATAATACCCATATGTTTCAAGTGTCTACTGTATGCACATGGGATGGAGATAAAGGAACCATCTATATTGATAAAGCAGTAGATGACTTAAAGAAAGGTAACATAGATGTTAAGCCTATATCTCAACTTAAGTTTGATTTAGATGACCACCTTGAAAAGGGTGGTAAGTTGCTAGGACATAACATTGCAGGATTTGATTTACCTGTATTAAGAGATGCACTTGATATATATTGTATACAAAAGTATTTAAATAAAAGAGCATATATTGATACTAGCCGAGAGATAACTAAAATTGCAGGTGAAAGATATAGCCTTAACAATTTAGTATCTCACACACTCGATGAATCCAAAATAATGGATAGCGCAGATGCACCTAAGGTCTGGAAAGCAGGGGGATATTCAGAAGTTGCTGAATATTGCTTAAAGGATTGTCAGTTGGTTTATGACCTATGGCAGAAGGGTGTAACTGAAAACGTTGTTAAAGGATTTTCAAACGAGAAAGAAGAAGAAGTAATAATGGAAGTGAATTGGTAATGGTGTCAACAATAGAAGCCGTGCTATGGGTAGTATTTATCCTTGGAGTTAGCCTGTTATTCTTCGCTGCGTTTGGTTCAGATAGAGTATCGAATCAAACCATCGAAGAATACATGGATAATCTAATAACTGAGGAAAGTGGAATCCGTGGCCCTTAGAGAACAATGCCCGTCTTGTGGTGTTGAAACAATCCCTAGAAGGATTCTAGGGTTTTATGTGGGTTCTCCGCAAAGAGTAAAGATTTGGGAATGCCGAGAGTGTAATGCTCTTTGGTCTGAGAAAGTCTTACCCTTAGCGGAGGCTCACTAACTTTTTTTTGGCTTTTGAAAAATTCCAAAAGTTAATTTAGAAATAAGCCTTTTTTTGATTCTAGGAAAATTAATTACCAGCATTAACTTGTTATATATTTTCCTCAGTTTTGTATCTCTTGGGGTTTTGAAACACCCCGAAAATGTGCGATTGCGGGCCTTCTGAGAGCGTTCTTTGGGTCGGTTATCCCATCACAGCATCAGCCCCCAAATGCCGCTATTTGGCCCCTGTGGGGGAATATGCTGGACTAAAAAGTTCCGCCAATGCTTCGTCAGTTTATATATGCTCGACACCAGAACTTCTTCTTTTAACACTTGTTCTTAACAAACTATTACATCCAATCAGGTCTAGTAGGCCAATTAGCCCATGCTTCTGCTGTTGTATCATACTCTGTAATATCTAATAAAGCCTGTCTATATGTGGCTAACTCAGTTTGTTGTGTTGTGGTTAATGTATTGTAAAACAGAATGCCTTGATACTTATCTGCCATCTTTAACCTACCATTTCTTTTCGCTCTTAGTTCTTCCCAGTTAAATTCTTCTTGTGTATCTGGGTTATATAATTCATGGCCGGGGCCAACATTGTAACTTACTGTTACATTTGGGTTTACATATTCTTCTTCTGTCATTTAATCACCTAAATATCATGGCTATAATAAATATCTACTATCACATCACCCATGTCTACTCCACCAGATTCTCTTCTTATTGCCATAATGTCACCTGCGTTATAGGATGCGTTTAGACCTGTTACTGTGTAATAATGTGCTGTTGAGTTTGCATTCTCTGAGTTCTGTCTTGTGAAGTCACTTGCATCAAGGCTGATATTAGTCAATGTTCCTGCACCTGCATCCCCATTTGCGAATATCCTCCAAACCTGTGCGGTTGTTCCACTAAGAACAACACCGCTTGTTCTGAATTGAACGGCTCTAATTGTAATATCTGTTGGTATTACGATGTTTCCATACCCCGCTTCGTTATCATCAAAGGTAAGT